CTATCCCAATGAGGACTGCGTGACCAGCAAGAGCGAAGCCGAGGCCGCCATTTACCACGAACTCCGCCACGAGACGGACGGCCTGCACGCGAACCTCGTCCAGAAAGCCATCAAACGTGCCACCGACGATATTGGAAACTGTGTTGACCGGCTTGCTGACGGCGAGAACACCAGCAAACCCGAGTACGACACGTTCAGTATCGTCTATGACAAGCGAGCCGCCACCTACTACCGCGACAAAGTAAGTCTCGCCACAATCAACGGCAGAGTCGAATGCGACTACGACCTGCCCGACAACCCGGACGGCACGCCACACGGCGAATACCTGCTGAACGACGACTACTCCTTCTCAACCAGCACCGTCCACTACGATAGCGAATCCGACGAGTTCTACCTCCACGCGGCAATGGAACGGGAACTCGACGTTGCCCGTCCTGAGAAAGCCGAGCATTCGAGAGTGCTTGGCGTGGACTGCAACGTTGATGACCACATCGCCGTGACTTCAACAGGCAGATTCGTCGGCAATGCTGACTTCCTCAACCACCAGCGCCACGAATTCGAGAAGCGGCGTGCCAGCCTCCAACAGACCGGCACGCGAAGTGCCCACCTGACCTACCACCGTATCGGTGACAGGTTTGGACGCTGGAGTGAGGACTATCTGCACCGATGCTCGAAGGCACTTGTCGAAGAAGCCAATCAACAGAACTGTTCGCATATCGCGTTCGAGGACTTGGAGCAGATTCGTGACCGTATCAGCGACGGCAAGAAGTTCCAGCAGTGGGCGTTCCGCGAACTCCAACAGCAGACGAAACACAAAGCGGAACTGGCTGGCATCGTAGTGGAAACGGTTGACCCGTCCTACACGAGCCAGCAATGCTCGAAGTGCGGCACGACCCTTGATGAAAACCGCGACGGGCAACACTTCGAGTGCTTGGACTGTTCGTACACGGCAAACGCCGACTACAACGCCGCGAAGAATATTGCTCGGAAACTTGCACTAAAACTCCAGCGAGGGCAGAAGTCCCCCGCTGGAGGGGCGTTCTGTCAGTACGCCCTAAAGTCGGGGGTGATGACCGTGAACGCTACTGAAGTGGCGTCCGACCAGTATGTGTCGGCAGAACGGGAGTCCACCGACAAGCCAACGGCTTCAGCCGTTGGTAGCTGACTCGCTTCCATCGTCCTCTAATTCTTCTAAGCCAGCTTTGATGATTTGTTTGTAGGCCTCTCCGGTCGTAAGGTCGTGTTTAGCAGCGTAATCTTTCACGCGTCCGTTCAGCTGATGGCTGATTTGGATGTTCGGTCGCATAGTTTCGCCTATCTCTCTCCGTCCATTAGACATTCTAGTTTTGCTCCTGCTCGACAATACGACAGGTAGACAAATGAGTGTTGTGTCCACCTGTCCGAAAGGCTAATAGCCACAGAGACACGATTTACCACCGCGGCATGCCAGAGTTACAGACAGAGGCGTCCGAGAACGCGCGACGGCTCTCAGCCATCGTCGCCGAAACGGACGACGTAGAACCGCCAGACGACCCGGACGAGACGGGCAAGTGCATGATCTGCGGCCTCGGCGGCCCGATCAAGCCCGTCCGACGAACCAATGGCGTCTTCTCCGATGCGTTCACGAGCGACCGAGCGCTCAGCGACGGCGACGGCATCTGCTACCGGTGTGAGCACGTCGCCGGCCAGATGGACTACCGGCGCTACCACTGGATCGCCACACCCGAAGACGGCGTCCAGATCATCAAGGAACGGCCCGAACTCCTCGATGTCCTGCTGGACCCGCCGGAGGGCCCATGGATGGCAAAGTACAAGGACGAATCCGACTTTCTCACCGTCCTGAATGGCTGGATTTTCGCACAGACGCTCAATACGTCCCGCGAGGACTACCAGCTGCTCGTGGACAAGCGCCTGGTCACCATCAACCGCGAGCGGTTCGCCGACATGGTCGCGTTCGGCCAACGGCTCCGCGGCCGCGAGAACGAGCCCTCGAAACGCGCGCTGAAGGGCCCGGTCCGGGCCGCCGACCTCGCCCGGTACGACTTCGAGCGCGACGAGGTAGACCGTATCAACACCGACCTCACCGGCCGTGAGGACTGGCGGATTGCGGTGCAACTCATCCAATAATGGTACTTGCAAGCGACCTCACCGACCACGAGAATAAGCTCGCACAGGACTGGATTGTCATTCTCTCCGAGTTCTGGCGAGAGACCGACTGGGGAGAGTTCCCCGACAAAAAGCGCCGAAGCGCAACCTTCGAGGAACGCCTGGAAGCGGCATCGAACGCGGGCAGCGTCCACGGCGCGTTCAAGAAACTCGCCCATGGACTGAACATGGCGTCGCCGGACCTGCCGACCGAACACTTGGACCCGCTCGTCGCGGACAGCGACCTGGCGATGGAAATCCTCCGCAAAGAGGATATCTGGCTTACGGCTAAGACACGAGAGACGGTTCAGAACTACTTCGAGGCGAAACAGAACAGCGACACCGACGCCGAATCGAATCCGACGACCAGCGAACTCAGCGACTTCATCACGGAGGACTAACATGAGCACTACAGAGGCATATCTTAAAGGTACCGAACTCGGCGCGACCGAAGCTGTCGTCGGCGGGGCGACCGCCATTTCGCAGATCCATACGGGAGCGGACGCACAGACAGGTAACAAACAACTTCTCCGCAAAGAAAAAATCCGGGTGCTTGACGGGAACACATTCGAGGACGTGCCATTCGTCTCAGGAAACTCAATCCGCGGCCACCTCCGACGACTCCTAGCAGAGGACCTCGTCCAACGACTTGACTACACGATCACCGACGAGCGGCTCTACCACCTGCTGCGGGCGGGCGGCGTCCTCGAAAAAGACGGCAAGGCGGAGATTGATGTTGGGCTGCGTCGAACGATCCGCAACACGTTCCCACTTATCGACCTACTCGGCGGCTCAACAGGCAACCAGATGTTTGAGGGGACGGTCAATATCCACCATTTGGCGTTGATCTGCGAGGAAAACAACTACCGAAACGAAACCCAGTCCGACATCTCGTGGCGCGAGTTCGTCAGCGAGATGCACCAGACGCGAATGCACGACGAGCCCGACGACACTGGGATGGATGTCGACTTTGGGTTTGATTCCGATGCAGAAGACAACACCGAATCCGACGATGTCGACAGCCACCAGATGATCTACCACTTTGACGTGCTGATCCCCGGCGCGCAGTTCGAACACAGCGTCAAATTCGAGTCCCGCACGACGGATCTCGCACGATCCTGTCTCCTTCATGGTCTCCGGCTCTGGCAGGAGGAGGGGACCATCGGCGCAATGTCCGCGGCCGGCCTCGGTCGGGTCGACATCAGCTACGAGCTTGACCTTTCGGAAGCCGACCGCTACACAGAGTACGTCGACGAACAGGGCGGCGAGATCATCGAGGCGCTCGACACCATCGCCGACAGGTAGCCACTCATGTACCAGCTGTTACTCCGGCTCCAGGCGACCCACGACTGTGCGTGGGAGCGACAGTACCACCGCAACATCAGAGGACGGCTCGGCCAGACGCTCCAGCGTGCGGGCATTGACGACCACCGAGAGAGTCAACGGCCGCCGTTCACGTTCTCCGATCTGATACCCATCCGAGACGACCACGCTCCCGGCGCGACCCTTGATGCAGGCGACGGCGTGCATCTGCTTATCGCCGCGCCGCGGTTGGATGTCATGGAGGCTATCGCGGACGGGCTTCAACGCGAGCCCGAACTCACTGCCGGGTCGATGGTGTTCGAGACCCGCGCCGCGAAACCGCTTGAAACGGGTGTCGGCGACCCCGGGTCTGCGGGCGTCCTCACGACGACATCGGGGGTTGTCGTCACTGTCGAGCAGCCAAGCGAGAACGACCACGGCGCGACGCCGACGTACTGGAGCCACCGCGAGCACTCGCCGGAAGCGTTCAAAACGGCGCTCCACCGCACTGCCGGTCATGTGCTCGAACACGAGGCTGGACTCGAGCGTCCGTCGCTGCGGCTGTTCGACGAGTACGGGCATCGGAAAACCTACGGCGTCCGCGTCGACGTCACGCCGGCGGAGACAATCACGCTCATCGCCAGCAAGTGGGACCTGCGCTACGAGGTTCGAGACGACGCCCACCGCGCGGCACTGAACGAACTCCTCGCACGCGGTGTCGGGGCAAAGCGCTCCTACGGGTTCGGGATGCTCCAGATCCGCGCCGACGCCGAAGCGCACGAGGTGTGCGCATGACCGCGAACCTCCAGCTGACGCTCGAACTCGGCAGCGGCGTCGCGCTCGGCCATCCGTGGATCAATGGCGACGGGGTGCTCCAGCGGCTCGCCCTCATCGACCACGCCGGCCGCGAATACGACCGCTGGGTCGCCAACCTCGAAGAGGACGGGCCGGCCGACCTCCGAGATGTGGACGCCGTCGACGCCGGGCTGGCGTACACCGACGGCATCGCCCACGCCTCCGTCTCACAGTTCGACACCGACCGGACCGTCGAGACGACGCTGTACTCCTCGTACGACGAAGTCCGGGCACATACGGTCGGCGGCGCTCGTCCCCGATCAAAGATCCCTATTGGCGGCGGCGCGTTCAAGTCACAGATGATCGACGTCGTCTACCGGCCTGCCCGCCGGTGTACGTTCTACCTCCGCGGCGACCGCGAGCGGATTGAGCACCTTCTCGAAACCCATCTGGCCGACCTTGGGAAGCATACCGCCAAGGGATTCGGCCGCGTCGACGACTGGGGCCTGCGCGAGCTGAATGCCGACCACTCACTCGTGCATCCCAGCAAGGGCGTTGCGATGCGACCGCTCCCGACGGAGGTCCTCGACGAGTGGGATGACCAGCAGACGCTCACCTATCGGACGCCGTACTGGTACACACAGTGGGCGACCGAGTGCGCACCGCCCGGGGCGGAGGTGGACCCGGCGTGGTAGATTTCCCGGACCCAGAGGACAGTGCCGAGTTCGACTTCGACCGTGGGAGTGACGGAATGGCCGACCGGACGCGGCGGGCGTTCCAGGCGCACGCCGACCAGGAGCTGGGCGACCGCCCCGACGAGGCCGTCGCGGAGATCGAGCAGGTGTTCGACCGCGACCCGAATGCGGCCGTGGCGTTTTCGGGCGGGAAGGACTCAACAGTCGTGCTGGCGCTCGCGAACCGCGCGGACTGCCGCCATCGAGCGTTCCACTGGGACTGGGGCGCTCGGCTCATCCCCCGGGAGATAGAGCGGGCGGTTGTTGAGGCCGCTCGAGCCCTCGTGCCCGACACCCGACTGTTCGTTGCAGCTCGGGGAGCCACGGAAGTCAGACCCTTCTCCAGCGCAGACCGATTCAAGCGCGGTCTCAACACCGACGATGGTATCTCCGACCCGGATGGAAGCCTCTCTCGGTTGGCGGGGGTCTTAGCCCAGACAGGCATGGTTAGCCGCCAGCTCGTCGGCCTGCGAGCCGGCGAGAGCGGGGGGCGCGACCGAAAACTTAGCGGCCTGTACGGCGAATCCCTCGGCCAACCCGCCGCGTTCCCGATCCGCGAGTGGTCGGCGCGCGATGTGTGGGCCTACATCGTCGATCAGAATCTCACATATCCGGACCACTACGACCGACTCGCAGCGACGACCGGCGACGGCAGCCCGCGGGCCTACGAGCGGGCGCGGTTCACGACGTTTTTTGATCCGCAGTTCGAGGAGATCGGCGGCGCGGCGATGGGGGTCGCAGAGTGGCGGAATAGAGACATCGAGTGACGCACAGAGAAGGATGTCAAGGTGGTAGTATAAAACCCAACCTTTATTATCATGGGTTCATTACTACCAAGTGAGGCGAGACAGACCATGCCCGCACTCACCGACGCCGACGACATCGAGCTCGAAGCGTTTTACAACGGCGCCTACAAGCAGGACTGGGCCGAGCCGAGCGACCACTTGGAGATTGACCGCTGGAGCAAGTACGGCCACGACCGGCTGTACATCAACGACGGCATCGCCAAGGCCGACAAGTACGACCTCTACGTGGACCTCCAGACCCACGAGATCGTCAGCAACAACGAGGCCAAGCACTCCGGCGGCACCGTTGAGATCACCGGCGACACGGCGACGATCACCATTGAGGTCTCCGGCGGCAAGCATGAGCACGAGATCACGGTTTCGCTGAGCGGCGAGGCGTTCGCCGCCGACAACGAGGGCGACGGGGCCGACGGCGAGGCGGCCGACGAGGAGACCGCTGACGGCGGGAGTACCGGCGAGCACGAAATCGTCACCGACGGCGGCCAGGTCGAAGTTGAGTACGATGGGCAGACGGTTACGGTCCCGACGATGTTTCGGAAAAGTGACCTTAGCAACTACTACGGCAGCGTCCCGGACTCCTGTCCGGTTGAGCACGTGTACGTCTACGACGGGCGGCTCCGCGCCGAAGCGCAGATCGACGAGACAACCGCTGTCGTCGCAACGTACCGCCCCGACCGTGTGGACTCAATTGAGAGCGGGTGGGACGGCTGGAGCGCCGAGTTCTTTGACAAGACGGGCAGAGGGACGCCCCCGAACACGCTCTGGGAGCGCGACAGTGACGGTGACGGTGGCGGTGGGGATACCCCCGATGCAGCGTGCGACGGCGGCGAGGTCGGTACGGACCGCGTCACCGACTACGTTGACGACGCGATCATCGAGGACGCCCTTGCCCAGCACGGCGACCCCGGCCACCCCGAAGCGCTCACCGTCGACGACGTCCGCGAGCTGCTCGCCCACGTCCAGTACGGCGTCGAGACCGTCTGGGGCGAGTGGTTGGACAGCATCGAGCGCACCGACACACTCGTCGTCGCGCAGGACGACGGCGTGGTCGTCCTCGACACCGGCGAGCGCGATGCGGTCTGTCGGGCGCTCGAGGCCTACGACGGCCCGGTCACCGTCGACGACACCGCCGAGCGGGTCGTCTCGTCGGTCCACCACCGCGTCGCCGAGCAGATCGACCGCGAGTACAGCTGGGGCGTGACCTACCCGCTCGTCGTCCGTCTCCCCGCAGACGGCGAGGCCGGACAGCGGTTCGTCGAGGCCGCCGTCAACGGCCTCCAGCGCCGCGGCCTCGCGCCCGGCCAGGCGTGGGCCTACTACGGCGTTGCGATCCGCGGCGAGTCTCGGAACGCGTGGGGCGCTCGGAAGGGCGATGCCGACCACAAAAACGTCTCTGACGCGCTCGACAAAGCGACACAGACACTGCCGGAAGCGTAATGTCCGCGACCCGGCGTATCCCGACCACCCCGAGGCGGGGCGGGATGAGGCGCAACCCCTCGACAGTGACGCGGATGACGTTTAGCAAGCGGAAGCCCCGTCCTTCAGGGCGAGGGGGATGTCAACGATACTTGAGAACCTGCTCGACATGACCGACCGAGAGGAACTCATCGAGTGGCTGTGGCAGCTCGCAGATGGGCCAGAATCGCCACCCACGTCCGAAGACCTTCGCGACCACCCCGACGCCCCGTCAGGATATCACTACCGGGACCACTTTGGATCGCTCATAGCGGCGTTCCGGGCGGCCGGGTTCGACGAAGACGCCGTCTCGGACCGCATTCCAGACAAATATACGGACGAGGAGCTTCTCGAACTGGTGCGGGACTTCGGCGAAACGCTGGGCCACCCCCCATCATCGGCCGACGTGCAAGATAACGACTCGCTCCCGTCGCACGCGACACTCACGACCCGCTTCGGCGGCTGGCAATCAGTGCTGGATGCCGCCGGGTTCGATGGCCCAGCGCCCGACCGCCGCGGCCGAGGGGCGAATCCTCCACAGACATGGGCCAATGGTGCGTTCCCACGGCCCGTCTCGCCGGACGCTGTCGCCAGAACGCCCACTATCATCGGCACAGAACTCACCATGACGCACAACGGAGACACACAGACACTCTCCAGTGGTCGAATATCGATTGATGACAGACGCGTCACGATTGATGGCTTTGAGCTGGCCGTCACGGACCGGGGCGAAGAACGGTGGCTCGTCCGGCTCGCCTACACGTCAGAGGAGTATCTGGTATGGCTCGATGACTTCGTTGAATTTTGCGATGAAAGGGGGGTGGATCTCGGCTGATGCCATACACAGAAGACGAGCTGATTGAAATGCTCCAGGAGCTCGCGGGCACCGTCGATGGGCGCCCGACCGTGAGCGACCTGCAAGCGCACGAGGACAGCCCGAGTTATCCCACCTACACACGGCGGTTCGGATCGTGGGACGGGGCACTGGAGGCTGCGGGTCTGCGCCCGTCGACACTGGATGCGGACGCGCTGGTCGAGATGTTGCACGAGCTCGCCGCGGAGACCGGGGAGACACCGACCGTCGAGATGGTCAACGACGCCGCCGAGACGCCGCACGTGTGGACATTTCAGGACCGCTTTGGGTCGTTCTCGGCGGCACTTGAGGCCGCCGGCTTCGAGCCGAACACGGGGACGAAACGGTCCGATGCCGACCTACTGGACGAACTGGCGCGTCTGACGCGCGAGTTGGGCCGGGCGCCGAGTGAACTAGATATGGACGAGGCGGGCGCATACGGCGCAACGACGTACCGAGAACGGTGGGGTGACTGGAACAGGGCGCTCGAAGAAGTTGCCATCGATCCACCGACTCGGCCGCGAGACAGCCCGACGGACCGAGAGTTGATCACCGAATTGCGGGATCTAGCGAACTATCGGAAGAGCGGGGTAACCGCCAGACCGTCGAAGCGGCAGATGAACGCTGACGGGCCCCACTCGTATAGGATCTACCGCGAGCGGTTCGGCTCGTGGGCCGCGGCGCTGGTCCAGGCGGGGTTAGACCCTCGACAACACATTACCGCCGAGGATGTCCTCGAGGAGATTCACGCGGTCGCCGCCGCGGTCGGTATCCCAGACGGCGGACAGGCCCCGACCGTCGATGACTGGACCAACCATGCGGAGCTATCCTTGCACACGGTGCTCCGGCACTTTGAGCGCTGGAATGCGGCGGTCGCGGCCGCTGGGTATACCCCGAACCCTGGCCGAGAGGCGTACGCCAAGACCTACACCGATATGGAACTCGTCGAGGCGGTCCGCCGCGTTGCTGATGAGCTGCGGGCCGTCCCGACCGTGGCCGCGTTCGAGGCCGAGAGTGACATCCCCTCGACGACGATTGAGCGGCGGCTCGGGAGCTTCAACCGCGCGCTCCAGCTCGCCGGGCTCCGGCCCCGCCGGCAGAGCCCCGGCGGCGTCCCCAGAGGTAGTTCGACGGCGGTTGAGGTCGACCGCTCGCCCGGGTCGGCTGACGACCCACGAATCGACGCGATTGCAGTCGATGTCGGCGCGGTGGTCCAGCCGATAGCAGTGGGCGACATCCTGCTTGACCACTCGTCGCCGGTCGGTGGGTACCATATCATCGATATATCGGCCGCTGCGGTGGCGCTGGAGCCATCGTGGGAAGTTGAAACGACGCCCGCCGACATCGAGACACCGCACACACGGACGTTCTATGGCGACGAACTTCGGTCTCAGTTGGGAGACTCGCTCAACGTCCTTTCGAAAAAATAATGATGAACTACCCGCTACGACCGCATTGAGGAGACCTGGACGGGCGAGTGCTGGCGAACCGTCGGCCGCGAGGTCGTCACCGAGGTGCGCGTGCGGGCGCTGGACGCCGCCGAGACGTCTGACCGCCTCTGACGCCATTGCCTACCCGTTTCTATCGTCCTCTAGTTCTTTCAGGCCAGCTTTGATGGGGGTCGCAGAGTGGCGGAACCGCGGCATAGAGTGACTTCTGTATCCCACTTGTACCAAAGATTTATGTGGTAAGGGGTACAATAGGGATACATGGCACGAGGCACTGACGCCACGGTCGACGAAACGACTACTGATCACCCCGCAGCCGACCTCGACACTGTCGTGGTCAACCCCGACGACGTCGTCGAGGCGATGCGACGGAACAAGCGCGACGAGGACGAACAGCGGAGTCACGACCTCCGCGTCACGCCGCCGCTGGAGGAAGAGAAAAAGGCGACGCCGCACGTCTCCGAGGCGCACGCGTACTACCCGCCGGAGCTGAGCCAGACGCCGCTCCACATCAGCCCCGAAGCGCTCATTGTCGGGCACTGGGCGGGCAGTCACCACCCCGACTTCCGCAACGAGTGGTGCTATCCTGACTACGGCACGGAACAGCACCGATTCCGCGACGAGATCGACGCGTGGGACGACGACGGCACCGTTCGACCACTTACTGACGACGAAGAAGACGGCTGGGACGAGTGGTGGAACACCGTGGTCGAGATGTGGGAGAATCGCGTCCGAAATGCCCTGAAGAAGACGGAGGAGCTGACGTTCACGAGCCAGCACCCGGACGTCGAAGGAACGACCGTCTCCGTGCGTGTTGAGGACTAGTAATATGTCGAAACGATACGAGACACACATCGAAGACGATACCGTCTACGTTGACGCCGACATTGGCCGCATAGAGGTCGGGCCCTATGGAGACCTTATCAATCGCTTCGGCGAAGAGTACGAGATCGAGTACCGCGACTGGGAGAAGGAGCGATACGACGTCTCCTTCGCCGACGAGGGGATGACAATCCAACTCCGCGAGACTGTGGAGGCCATGACCCACTCCGAGGATACCGTACAGTGGCTGCGAGAGAAGTCAACAGAGGCAAACCCCGATGGCTTCTTTGACGGAGGGCAGCGGATGGCGCTGTTTGCGGGATTTGTGAGTGAGGCGCTTGACAACGGGCCGAGATGACAACGATGTCGAACATCATCCAGACATTCGCGAGCCAGTATCCGGACATCAAAGGGACGACCGTCGCAGTCCGATTCGAGACCGACGCATGAGCGACAGCCGGGTCAACATCAAGGCCGACGAGGCGACGCGCGCCCAGCTCCGGGCGTTGAAGCGCGACGGCGAGACATGGGACGGCCTGTTGCGTCGGGCGGCCGAGGCGCTCGAGGAGCGCGAGCGGAAAGGCGGCCAGTCAGGGACGCCGGTCTGTGCGAGCTGTGGCGAGCTGGTCGCCGCTTGGACGCTCGTCAACGGCGAGGTTCGGTGCGAGGACTGTGCAGATATCGCGTTTCCCGAGTGACATAGCCGATGTATTCCAGAGACGAACTGCTACAGTGGCTGCGGGACCTCGGCGAAGAGGGTCGCCCGCCGATGCAAGCCGATCTTCGAGACGAACCGGATGCCCCGCACAAAGGCACATACCAGTATCGGTTTGAGTCGTGGGAGCAGGCACTTCTGGAAGCGGGATTCTCGGCCGAGGCCGTCGAAGAACGGGCCAAACGGAGGGATGACGGGCAGGCCTACACCGAGGAGGAATTGCTGAGTGAGCTGCGCGATCTTGCAGATGAATTTGGTCGGTCGCCTGGGGCCGTCGAAGTGCGGGAGCAAGCTGACATCAGCATCAAAACACTTTCTAATCGCTTCGGGTCATTCAATAATGCGTTGCGGGCTGCTGGACTGAGCGTAACGAAGCCACGCAATGAGGTCCCGAAGTACTCGCGCGATGAACTGCTTGAGTACATCCGGGAATTTACAGCGAAGCAGTTGAAGCCGCCGACGGTGACTGAAATGGACGACGCCGAGGGAGTCCCCAACGCGAACACGTATCAGCGGCGGTTCGGCTCGTGGGGCCGCGCGAAGCGACTCGCCATCCGCGGCGACCGCGACGCAGATGAGGATGAAAAGAGCGACGATGATCCCGCCGCCGAGCCGAGAGACCCTGAAACCGTTCCGCTCGGGAGCGACCTCGCAGCGGCCCGCGAAGAACTGGGCCTCTCGCAGGCCGACCTCGCAGACGCGGTCGGCGTCTCGCCGAGCGCCGTTGCTCACTGGGAGAGACGCGACGCCACGCCCAGCCCCGAGAACGCCGGGCGGCTCCACGAAGTACTCTGCCGCCGATAGCTGCCGCTGGGCGCCTCGCTTGCAGTGTACTCCCGACGCTCCAAAACAGCGAGGAGCGCCGGCTACGATGCCGCAGACACAGTCCGATCGCCGACCACGATGCCGACAACTAGCCCGACAAGCGCCCACCACGGCTCCCGTCGGAGGGTCCGGAGGCCGACCGCGCCGCGTGCCGGCCACACGAGCGCCGTGAGGGCGACGAGCAGCGCCGCTTGAGGCGACTCCGCGCGGGCCGACAGGACGCCCAGACAGGCGCCCAGCAGCGCCGCATGCAGCTCGTTGACCGACGGGCCGTTGACGGCCTTGCGGACGGGGGCGTCGCCAGCTGCGAGCCGCTGGCCGGCGCGGTCGGTCACTCTAATCCGTCAAGAAACGCCTGCGCGTCCGCCCCATCGCCACTGTCGGCGACCGAACTCGGCGAGTAGGCGATTCGCGGCCCGTCGGCGAACTGGACGTGGACCTCTTCGCCCGCCTTGATCGACACTCCCATGCGGGTAGTGTCCGTCTCGAGGAGTGTCGCTTGCGTCGGTGTCAGCGTCTGGTCGTCGTGGTGATAACAGAGGTGGTCGTGCGTGGTGCCTGTGCCGGCCGCCCGCCCGCAGCGGCGGCCGTCGGTCGTGATTCCGAGACAGCGGTCGGGGGTTGGTGTGTTATCGCTCATTGTGTCGTTTAACTGATGTTTGTCTTGACGTCAGTTGGTACTGAACCACTCTCGCGCTCGAGGGTCGGAGAAGGACAATCTGCCAGACCGACACCCGTCTGGATGTCGTGTTCACACGCATGGTAGCGTATCTGGTACCAAACGGCGTCATCAAGCACAGACGATTCAATCGTATCCAGCATCGCTGTCTTATCCTCGGTCGCGTCAAATCGATACGAAAACTGAATCCGCGCTGTGCTAATATCCGAAAAATCAGTCGATATCGCTGTTGGTGTCACATGCTGGTCTGGTAACACCTCAGTATACGTCCCCAACACATTCGACGAGACGCGGTCGTGAATCCGGGCCGCGCGTTCAGTCGGCGATTCAACCGGCGCCTGTGCATCGCCGTCCGTGTCCAAGACAGCGGCCACGCAGTGACAGGTTGCCATTGGTTTTCAGTTTATTACTATCTCGGCTGTGTCGATCGTCGGTGCAGCGTCGTCGGGATTCGACACGGATGGCTGCAGCTCGACCCAGTAGTCGGCAGCCGTGGTGTCGAATGTCGTCCCGTCAAGCGCGTTCGTCTCGTCAGCGCCGCCGGCAAGCGATATCGTCTCGCTGTTCTCGGACGTGCCGTCCGTGTTCGTGTCCTGGTGGACGACAACGTCGATACTCCCGCCGTTGAGCGTGCTGGTCGTCACGAGTTGGTCCGGCACCCCGCTACTCAAATTCCTCGCGTCCGTCGTAATCGAGCCGGTCGGCGAATCGCCCTGCGCGAGCGTCGTCACTTCACTGCCGGACAGCGCGCGGTCGTACAGCCGGACTTCGTCAATATAGCCGTCCCAGTAGTACCGATCGAGACCGCCCTGTGACTGGCCGCTGATCGAATTGTACGAACTCTTCGAATCCGGGTCAGAAAGTGATCCAGACGCTTCTTGTGTGCCATCGAGATACAACTGATACGGCGAACTCAGTGACGCATCGTGAACAACACAAACATGATACCATTGGTCCGTTGCTATGCTCGTCGTTGAACTGATACGGTTCAGGCTACCAGAATAGGTCGTAAACCGAATCGCATCACCCGTGTCTTTGTCGATAAACATGTCCTGTGTCGCCCGAGGGTGCCAGACGTTCTGGGTGCTGCCGGACCCACCTGATAGATACACCCACAGCGAGGTCGTCCAGTCGCTCGACCCACTGTAATCGATACCGATGGGTGGATACTCAACGTAGTCATCCGCACCGTCAAAACTTGGTACATCGGCGCCCAAAATGCCCGTCGCCGCAGAAAGCGTGGGGCCATTGTAGGTCCCGTCATTGCTATTCCCGGAGACATCGGTCGCCGTCGAGCCGGAATTTTCATCGAACGGGAAATACGCTTGCAGTGACGCACCATCAGTATCGTGGCCTAACTCAACGGTATCAGCCGCTGCCCAGTCGGTACTGGCGGGCTGTTCGTGATGGACGTAGCTCTCGGATTGTGCGCTATTCCAGTCTGTCGCTGTTTGCCACGTCGCGGATGTCGTCGACGACGACGGAGTCGTCTGCACGACGCCAGTGGCCGTCTGGACGACACCACCTATCGTCTGTCGAATCCCGGCCATGATCAGGCGCCCTTGATATAGCCGGTGACACGCGGCGCAGCGTTGCTCTGACTCCCCGACGAATTGGAATATCTGATAACGACTGTATTGCCCGCACCGGACGACCCAGGATCTTTCGTCGTCCCGCCGAGCGTTTGCGTGCCTATCGTCGTGCCACTCGTCACATCGCGCACCTCAATGTCGACACTCGCACTCGACCCGCCACCTTGCCCGCGCAACTCAATGCGTTCGATAACCAGCGTTTCACCGGGCTGCAAGACGATACGATTGAGTTCGGTATCGGTCTGCCCGTCTTCGAACTGCGTGACGCCGGGATCGTAGTTGAATCGTTCCCTGACCCGCGCATTCCCTGCCCCATCGTTTTCGATGGTGCCATCCGTATCGACTTGCAAGTTGTCACTGCCATCGTTGGAGAGGAACAGCCCCGCGAAGTCGGTGGGCTCAACGTCGAGTGTGATGCTCCCGCCGAGCGAGACCAACCCGCCGTTTGTGAGCCCGCCGCCCGCTGTGACCGTCACGGTGTCGTTGACCAGCCCGGCGTTCGGGATGTCCGAGACACTCGCAGTCGTGTGGTCGTGGTCCTGCGCGTGGTGGTCATCCGTCCCAATACTTGATAGGTTGGCGTGAGCGATGGCCGTCGACCCGCCGAGCGTGACGGCGTTGCCGGCGACCGTCACGGTATCGTCGACGAGGCCGCCCGTCGGCACCGCCGACACCCCTGCCCCGGTGTGGTCGTGATCCTTGGCGTGATGGGCGTCTGGGCTCCCGGCGTGGCTGTCCAACTCGGTCTGGGTCGCGATATCCTCGTCAAGCGAGTGCGGCCCGAGTGCTCGCAGGCGCCGGTCGCGGACGTCCGCACTCTGGATGCTTGAGGCGTCGGCCGGGATCCACACCTCGGCCAACACTGTCCCACCCGTCGCTGCGAGGTCGGGGGGCGCGGGCCGGAAAAACTCGAAGCGCGTCAGGCTCTGTCCCTTGGGCTCGACCGCCTCGGCGGTGCCGTTGGCCACCTGGACGACGCCGGAGCCGTCGATGTAGACGACGTCGCGTCGGGGGTTGGTCGCCGAGGCGGCATCGAGGCCGAGCGTCTGCGTGGCGAGCGAGTGCGTCGTCCCGTTGACGAGGACGTCGCCGCTGGCGACCGTCAGGGTGTCACTTTGGGCGAGGACGCCGCTGTTGACGGTCACCTCGCACGCGCCGCCGCCGGGATCGACGACGCCGTAGCCGTCGCCACGACGGTGTTGCTGCGTTTCGTCGAGGGCGTGCAGCCCATCGCCGTCGACGGGCATCCAGCTATCTGGCATCCGAGACCTCCGCCTGCGTCTGCGTCTGTGATGTGCGTAGCATGGTCATACGTTTCGCTGGAGTGTGTCGCGATCCCGTCCCAGCACTGCGAGGTAGTCGGCGATCCCCGACGGGCCGTTGACCGTCAGCCGACAGCCCGCCTCGCCGCGCGCGATGTCGTACTCAACGCTGGTGACGGGGAGTTCGGCGTCGTCCCACGCGGGGATCCGGTAGTGATAGCCCGGGTCCAGCCGCGTCGGGACGATGTCGATCGTCCCCGAGAGCGAGTCCTCGGCCGTGCGCTCGGCCAGTTCGGTATCGGCGCGCTCCTGGCAGGCCGCGGTGGTCGTCAACTCTGGGTCCTCAATCGGCCATTCGATTTCTCGGCCGGCGAGGTCGACCTCTGCACTGTCGGTCGCCGTCGCTCGCGGGCGCGTGCCGTCGTCGGCGGTTTTCCCCTTGACAATGATCTTATTGCCGTAGTCGCGCAGGTCCAGCTCGCTGTCGTCGTCGACGCGCTGCCACGAGGCGCTGCGGACGTTCTCGTCGGGGACGAACGACTCGGCGACGCGCCCCGGCTCGTCGTGTCTGACGACGAACGCCATCCCCGCCTGGGTGTGGAGTTTTTGGAGGATCGACACTGGCGTGTCGGTCGCCTCCAGCGTGACCGTCCCGGGATTGTCTGGTGGGGTGACACGCGCGCGAAACGCCGTCTTTGCCCACGTCTCGGCGATCGCCTCGTGGTCGGTCGCGCCGTCGAAGGCGACCGAGATCTCGCCGCGGGCGAGTTGGCGGCCGATGCCGCGGCCGGCCAGCGTCGCCTGGGCGTCCGTCCCGGGCCCGGGCAACCGCTCAACGAGGGCCTGAAACAATAGGTCATTGCCGTAAAACAGGTCCAGGTTCGCGAACCGATAGGCCGCCAGGTCCGGGCCGCGCGGGATCGTCACCTCAATGTCGGAGACGGCCGAGACCTCGCGGACCAGCGAAAGGCTCTCGATGGCCGTCAGGTCCGTCCGCCGGCCGTCGGGCGCGGTCAGGCGCGCCCGATAGGTGCTGGTCGGCTGGTTGCCGTAGCTCCCACCGGTGGCCGCGCCCAGCGTCGCGCCGTGGGCCCCGCCGAGGGCAAAGCCCGTCCCGTCTGCCTCGTGCATCGGTCAGCCGGGCGTGACCCCCAGGCGGTCGATGCGATACTCGTCGTAGCCGCCAACGCCGACGCCCCGCCCGCGATAGGTGCTGTCCGACGTCGGCGACGGTTCCTCGGCGAGGACGGTGTCACGGGCCCCGCTGGCGGTCGAGTAGACGCGGAAGGGGTGGACGCCGGTCCCGCCGCCGTCGTAGTCGGCCTCGATGATGTACCACTCCGACGTTGAGTATGAGAACGAAACGCTCCCCAGCGTTGCGCCACTGCCGCCGATCGAGTCGGCGCGCTTCAGCGCGAGCGTCCCGTCGTGATCGAGGCGAAGGCGATACTCCTCTTTGAACGTGTCCGTGTCTTTCCCGAACGCGAGATACGCAAAGTTCCCGCTAGCAATGCCCCGGACCGCGAGCGCGACCGTATCGCCGCTCTCGGGATATCGCGAGAGCCCATCGCCCGGCAGCGAATAGTCGCGGGTGGCGTCGTTCGTCGAGTCCCAGGACGCGGCGGCACTGCCCTCAAAGGCGGGCGTGTCGTAGGTGTACGACGAGTCGCCACCCCGCCAGTTCGCGTCGATCTCGTCGTCGAAGTCCTCAACGACGGTCTCGGTCGGCCCGGACAGCGACCGGACCAGCGTCGTATCGAGGGCGTGCACCTCGTCGGTGTCGCTGAAGTACGCGCGCAACTCCCCGGCCGTCGTGTTGCGCCAGAGCTGGCTCTCGACGAGGTCTTCGTCCGGCGGGTCGGCCGACAGCTCGCGAATGCCGCTGCTGCTGACCGCCTGGACGCGGCGGTCGATGACGTCGGCCGCCTGGAGGTCGCCGGTCTCTGTGGCGCCGGCCGGCACCCAGACCTCGGCGAGGGGGACGCCGTCAACGGCCGTCGCCGGCGGCGGCGCCGGGCTCCAGGTATCGCCGCGCGTCTCGCCGGGCGGGTCGGGCGTCGCAGGGATGCCCGGGCGGACGCGGGCCGTCCCCTCATAGTCGACCCAGATGAGGTCTTTGCGCGGGTGCTGGGGGTCGCCCGCCTGGAGCGTGACCGTCGCCGCCCCCACGTCGACGAACCGGCCATCGTGGATGACGGTCCCGCTGGCGACGTTACATTCGATGCTGCTGGTTGCGCCGCCAAGCGTGACGCCGGCACCCGAGACCCAGCCATATGAGCCGAGTTGGGTGAACAGGTTGAGCTCGAGCGCCGTCGCGCCCTGGGCGATTTCGAACTGTTGTGGCATGACTGATCGTTAGAAGCCGTTGTATTCGCGCTCGTCGCGGACGGCCTGCCGTGAGCCGTACGTACTCGTCGCGGCGATCGTCGTCGCCTCGAGGGTGACCGTCGCCTGCTTCCTAGGGCGCGGCGCGATCGACCCGCCACCCACGACGACCGCCCACCGTGGGTCATGGACGGAGTCGCGCACCGGCGGGAGTTGGCCAGCCGGGGCCGACCCGTCCGACGCCGGCGCGAGCGGGCCGATCGCGACGAGTTGCGTCCCGTCGGCCGCGCCATGCTGCTCGCGATAGGCCGCCGTCGTCCCCGGCGGGTCGTAGACGACGACGTCGGGCGCCCGACCCAGCAACTCGCGCGCGGCCCGATAGCGCTCGAGATGGTCGTCAGCGCTGTCGCCGCGCGCCGGCTGTGGGAGAAACCTGCACTCGTAGGTGATGGTCTGCCCGGGGACAACCGGCGATAGCGGCTGGCCGCTGGCCAGCCCGTCGACGCGGATGCCGCGGGTGCGGGTCTTTATGAACCACGGGGCGTCGAACCCGCGGTACTGCCGGCGTGATGTGCCGTAACTCGTGTGGCCGTACCGGCCGTGGCCGTGGCGTGCGTTACTCATTCGTAGTTACCTGGTAGTGATTACAGCGGCAGCGAGACGGCCCACCCGTTCACCCATCGGGATAGAGGCGGCGGCGCTTGCGGTCGAGCTGGCGGAGGACTTCCCTGGCGACCTCTTCGGGGTCGCCCGCGCCGTCAACCTGGATGGCGCCCTCCTCGACAACGAGCTGTGGCGCTCCGGCGCCCTCCATCGCGTCGACGATGGCCTCGGCGCCCGCCTCGACCCCGAAAACAACTTCGTTGGGGTGGAGGTAGCCCCAGCCCTCGGCGCGGGTGTACCCGCCGTGCTGGAACGCCGCGATTTGCCCGCCGCCACCACCGCCCCCACCGCCGCCAGGCCCGGCGCGAGCGCTGCCGCGAGCGCTGTCGTCACGGTCAGGCGAGGACGGCGTGTCGAAGTTGCCGTTCATCCACCGCTTGACACGCTCCGGTGGCTCGGGCCAGTCGATGCTGATGCTGTTCAGTGCGCTCTCTATCGCGCCGGCAAGCGTCTGGAAGGCCCCTTTGATTTTCGAGAAGCCTTCGCCGCCGCGCCCGACGTACCCCGCGACGTCGCTGAAGAAGTCCTTGATGATCGACCCGTAGAACAGCCCCTCAAACAGCCCCACAAACGCCGCTTTGATCATGCCGGCCAGCGCCCCGAAGGCCGTCTTCAGGTCCTTGAACCCTTCACCACCCTCCACGTACTCTTTGACAGCCCCGAAGAAGTCCTTGATGACCTGTCCGAGCTTCTTATTCAGCTGAAACCACTTCTCCAGGACAGTCTTTACGCCCTCCGAAAGCAGGCCAAACGCCTTCTTCATGTCCTCGAGCGCCTGCCCGCTCGCGATGTAGTCGTAGACGGCGCCGATGAAGTCTTTGATGACCTGGCCGAGTTTCTTTTGCAGTTGAAAGTACCCTAACAAGACTGTCCGGATGCCGCTTCCGAGGGCGCGGAATGCGCCCTTAATATCTTCGGCGGCCTGCCCGCTTGCGATGTACTCTTTGACGGCGCCGAAGAAGTCCACGATGACCTGGCCGAGCTTCTTATTGAGCTGAAAGTACCCCAACAGCACCGCCCGAATGCCGCTCCCGAGGGCACGAAATGCGGCCTTGATGTCCTCGGCTGCTTGTCCGCCTGCGATGTAGTCCTTGACGGCGCCGATGAAGTCCGTGATGACTGTCCCGAGCTTTGTTTGCAGCTGGAAGAACTCTAACAGCGTCTCCCGAATGCCGCTTCCGAGGGCCCGGAATGCAGCCTTGATATCTTCGGCGGCCTGGTCCTCGAGATACGTCGTTATTGCGCTGATGAGTGACCGAAAGACGCTATCGCCAGCCGAGATCAGCCGCGTGACGAGGTCCTTCCCAGCGTCGATGACTGCGTCGAAGGCCGCACCCGCCGCGTCGCTGAGGAGTGCCACCCCGTCGGTGCGGAGCCACTGGGCGACCGCCTCGAGCATTGCCTGGATTGAGGCATCACTGTCCGACCCGGTCAGCCCCTGGAGGACACCCTCCACCCCCGCGAGCAGCAACTCAAAGGCGATCCTCGCGGCTTCCGCCAGGTCGCCCGCAGCGTCGGTGCGGAGGTACGACACCACCTCGCTGATCGCCGAGCCGATAATGCTATCATCGTCACCGCGGAGCGCCTTCAGCACGTCCTCGAGCGCGCCGCGAATCGCCTCGCCGATCAGGCGGAACGCCTTGCCGACGAGCTTGACGCCCGTGGTCCGCAGCCACGTCGCCGCGCCGCCGATCGCCTTGTCGACGGTATCGCGGAACGAATTGAACGCATTGATAACAGTATCGAGATGGCCCGTCGCAGCGAGGGCGAGGCCAGCCAAAGCGCTGACGACCAGCCCGATCGGGCCGGTGAGAGCACTGAGCGCGGCCGTCACTGCACCGAGCGCTCCCGAGAGACCGCCCATCGCGACCGCACTCGAGGTGACAACACCGTAGAGGCCCCCGAGCGCCGTCACGATACCACCGACGAGCCCAGTCACGAGGGCTGCCGCCCCGGCGAACCCATTGGTCCGCTCGTTCAAATCGGCGAACGCCCCCGTCACGTCACGGAGCACATCGAGTGCGTCCTTCGCGTAGGGCAGGAACTGCTGGCCAATGGTCGTCGCGACGTTCATGACCTCGTTCTTAAAGAGCTGCCACTGCCCGGCGGCAGTGTCGGTCCGGATCGACATTTCGCGGGCAAGCGACGTGCCGTCCTCGAATTGTTTGTTGACCAACTGCATCGCCTCGTCGGTCCGCTCGGTTTGGCTGCCGAGTTTCGAGAAGGCACGAGAGGCCCGCTTCCCCAGGACCGCGCTTAACTCGCGCGCCTGTTGGCCGCCTGACGCCATCGCCTCGGCGACCATCCGCAACAACTGCTGGGGGTTCTCCTCGCGAAGCTGGCGGAACTTACTCGTCTGGATGCCGATGGCGCTGGCGATGTCCTCAACCTTTTTCGGGTCCATCAGCGCCTCGGCCGCCCTGCGGAGCGATCCCGCAGCCCGTCTCGAGCTGGGCGAGACTTCATTCAGGCTGGCTGATAATGAAAGAACAGCGTCCTCGCTCAGGCCGAACTGCTGGGAGAGGACGTTCGACGCCCGCGTCGCAGTGTCCGTTATCTCCGCCGCGTTCGTCTTCATTGAGTCCGCGAGGGCGTTTGTCGCGTTGCCTAACTTGTCGATTTCGCCAAGCGGCACCCCGACCGCGCCCGCGATCTTCGCGAATCGCTTGCCGGCCTCTCGAGCCGCCAGGTCGGTGGCGGTCTGTATCTTCCCGATGCTGCGAACAAAGGTCTCGATTTCGGCCGTGCCCTCGGCACCGAACTTCCCCGCCTGCTCGCCAAGTTTGACGAGTTCCTCCCGGCTGATCGGGATCGTCTCCGCAAGGCCCATGAACTGCCCTTCAAGTTCGGCCGCTGTTCCAGCATTGGTAACTTTCTCGACATCAGCCATGGTCGCCTCGAAATCGGCGGCGGATTTTGTCGCCGCGGCGATCCCGCCGGCCGCCGAGGCCGCCATCGCACCCCCGACAGCAACGGCTGCCTTGCTGGCACGTGAGGCCGAGTCTTCGACGCGAGAGATAGCATTCGCTGCCTCGTCGGCGCCAGAAGTGTCAGCCGAAAGACTGATCTCTCCCGCGAGTGCTTCGAAAATTGGTAATTCACCTCTGTTGTTACGTCGTGCTCGTTGGTCGTGGAATTATACGACAGCAGGGCGACGTGGTCAGCTATGACCGACTATGTCTGTGAACAGTGTCGCGAGTCAATCGACGAGGCGGCCACGACGTGCCCGTATTGTGGCCATGAGGGCGCCCAGATAAGCGGCATCGTCGGCGTCGTGCTATTGTTCATCGGTGGCCTATTGACGATGACCGTTATCGGTGCGATCGTCGGCCTACCGATGATGTACTTTGGGTATCGAGCCGTCAAACGCGGCGGACAGGCTTCCCCGGCAGTTGAGGAGCGTCAATAGAGGACCAACGAGCCGCAGGCAGTTGCGCCACCTCCGCGTTCAGCCGGGTTGGTCGTCGACGACTGTCGTCTCCTCGAGCGAAGTTGCCTCTCTGGGTGACAAGTCTCGTGACATAGAAGGACTCTGTTGATCTGAAACCAGGCTGATAGAGGAGACGCTACTCGTCGAGGGCGTCGAACAGGTCGCGATCCTCGTCGATGACACGCTGGACGCGCTCTCCGAGGGATTCACCGTCGTCCGTCCGTTCCTTGAGGCTCATCAGTGGACAGTATATCATCCAGCGATATAACACTTGCCCGACCGCGCGAGCGGCGTTTGTCACGGATTCAGACGCTCTTCGTCGATCTCGCCGGATTTGAGCCACTCAGCGATTTCCTCGATGTCGTAGCGCCGAATCCGTCGGAGCACACGCTCGGCGTCCATCCCCCGGACCGCGGGTTCGGTGTCCTGCTCCTCAAGGTACAGTACTGTGGCAGTCCACGCTGTCCGTTTGTTGCCGTCCTCAAACACGTGCCTCGTGATGGTCTTCCGCAACAGAGCAGCGGCTCTTGGATAGGTTCCATCGCGCTTCTTAACTTCCTCGATGACGTCCTCTCGGAGGCGAAGCCACGGCGAGGCGACACGCGATCCGGTGTATGTGAGGTCCTCCCGCTCTTCGAGTTCCTCGTGAATCTCAATAATATCATCCGCGTCCGGCAGATCACTGTCGTCGGTCATCGGTATCGCTCCGGCGGGTAGAAGACGATGTGGACAGTCGACCCAAGGTTGTACCATGACTTCGGCAGCACCGACACTTCCAGGCCCCACGTGGCGGCGAACTCAAAGAGGTCGAACCACTGGTTGTACGGTGGTCCCGGGGCATCCAGCCGCTCGATGTTGCCCGGGTAGACGTGCATCCCGTACAACGCCGGCTCGCCGTCGGCGTCGAGCCACAGGGTCGCGTGGTCGTCGGCCGGCGGGCTGTGCGGCGGGTCGCCGGAATCGCGGTCGGCCTCGAGCGGGCTGTGGGGACACTCGTCAGCGCCAGTGATCAGCCGCCGGATGCAGGGTGTCTCAGCCGGCTCGGCGAGGTCGAACGCCTGGATGAACGCGTCCCGCTGGTACTCGCTGAGGATTGCCGCCAGGGCCCGCCAGATGTCGTCCCACGCTGGGTCGTCGGGCTCGTGGTCGAGGTACTCGTGCAGCGCTGTCTTCAGCTGGTCGTACTCCGGCCACGACGGGACCGGTTGGTTCGGGCCGGGCGTGGGCCGGGCGGCCCGATCGTCGTCAGTCATGGAGCGGTTCAGTATGCGGACCAGTGATCTCTCTGAAAATCTCTGCGGTTACTTGCTCCCGCCGCCGGGCACGGGCTGGCGCGTGGCGTCGTAGTCCTCGGGGTCGCCACCGAGGTCTTCGGCGAGGTCCTCACGGACCTGCTCGCGGAGCTCTTCGAGGCTCTCTTTCGCCTCGGCCAGTTCTTCGTCCGTCATCGGGTCCTGATCCCGTGCCATTGTTCAAACCGAGTAGTGAATCCTTCGAGATTGTTGCTCAAATGGTCTTCGGCGCGGTCAAGCGCCAGTCCCGCGGGCATGGGCGGCCCGACGTACTCTGTTCAGTACTGTTCACCGTCGCGGTAAACGTCAATGTGAAGGCCCTCCTCAGTCACTCTCGGTCTTGCCGCCGCTGTAGAATTCGTCGAACGCCGCCTCGAGATACTTTCGCTGGTAATCGGGCATGTTGCCCCATTCAGTGGGCGTCTTTCCGAATTCCTTGAGCAGCAGGAACCACCCGACACCCGAATCAGACTGGCCGAACTCAATGGCCTCCGCTACCGTCGGTTTCCCTCGCGGGCGTCCTGTCGATTCAGCACGGCCCCGATGAGTTCCATTCGCTCTTCGACGCCGACATAGTCGTGCCAGAACGCGGCGTCGAAAGTCGCCGCCCGCGAGTGCTCGGCCAGCAGCGAGGCCGTGCGATCCTTGACCTGCCGTATCTCCTGGCCGCGGGCGGTATCCTCTTCCAGCGCCTCCTCCTCAAGCCCGAGAAACTCGAAGCTCGTGTTCTCGACCCAGACTCGGACCTTCTGCGGCATCGGCGAGAACGCGATCTCGTGGTCCTGTTCCTCACCCTCTACGGTAAGGTGGATTGGCGGGGCAGTCTTATCGACCTTGCCCCGCTCGCGCATGATGCGGCGCTTGGTCTTCTCGGCCTCCGTGAGTTCGCGCTCGTGTTCGGCCTCCTCTTCGCGCGCTGTATCGACGAGGGTCTGAAACCCCTCGTCGCCGGCGGTGGTCGGCTCGGAGTCGTCCACATCGCGGGGTGGGTCGGTGTCAGACATGTATCACATCGCCTCAGGTGGTGTTTTCGTAGATTTCGATTTTGCCATTGACGTACGCCGACATCGAGGACGTCCCCGAACCCTGTCCGAGGCTGAGGTCGGTTATCGTCAGCTCCGTCGAGTAACAGTCGATGATCATGTCGGCCGTCGCCGTGTCGGCGTCGTCGACGGAATCCTTGAACACCTTGATCCGGACGTCCTTGGTGACGGTGTCTTTGAGTTTGTTGTTACTGTCGACGATGCCGAGGTCCGACAGCTCGGACATGCCGACGTGACTCGCCAGGGCGAACTCCAAGTCGCGGGTGTTGTGCAACCGCTGGCGGACGGTTCCAACTTGTTCGGGGAACGACCACTCGGCGTTGTCCCAGTCCTGGGAGAGTGTGATGTCGTCGCTCCGGTAGGCGATCCAGTCGACGGTCGGGTCGGTCACCGAGAGGTCGTCGCTGACGCCGATAAACGCAAAGGCGCCCGCAAGCGCGTCCTCGGCATTGAAATCACTGACTGCCATGTGTCTATCTTATGTTATGTTCTGGTGCCGCACGGGCCGCGGCGGGCGGCCCGGCCGCGGGGACTCCGGCCCGTCCCCGATGGGCGATGAGCGATGCTACGGCTGGGTATTTCGGACCACATCGGCCGCGAACTGCACCCGGCCCATGTGCTCCATGACGGCGTCGATGTCGCTGGCCGTCTCCGGCTCCGGCAGCGACAGCGAGTCGAGCGCGCCGAGGTAGCGATACCCCGACCCGAGCCCGTCCCTCCGGAGCGTGGCAATCGCCCGGTCCCGCACCGCCGCGAGATACCGGGGCGAGGTGACGCGATAGACCGACCGCGAGACGAGCGGCGTCACCTGCAGCGTGATGCGAACCCGCTCAACCGCCGCCGACTGGGTCGACCCGCCGACGACGTCCTCGACGAGCAGCGCTCGCGAGGGGATGTCCTCGGAGCCGTGGCCGTCGAGAATCACGTCCGTGGCGTCGCCCTCCAGCCAGTCGACCAGCTCCCCGTCGTTGCGGAGCGTGTCGATGGCCTGCGAGACGGCGTGGGCCGGGCGCCCCGGCTCAAGGTCGGTAGCTTCGTTGAATGGCATGGATGGACTCGGGGTCAGAACAGCCCGTCAGAAGGCAGTCTCGCCAGCGAGGTGCTGGCGTATCAGTGCCCAGCGCGCGTCATCGAACTGCTTTGAACCGACGTACCATTCTGAGAGGGAAGCCGTCCCTTTGCTCCGATTACATGCCGCACATGCCGGAACAATATTCTTTGCCGTGGTGTCGCCACCTTCAGAAAGGGACGTGACATGGTCGCGCTCGGGCGTGTCGGTTACGTCTCCACAGTACGCACAGCGGAGGCCGTCATCGCTACGCCATATCTCCTTGATTGATTCCCACTCATCTGGCGTCAGATCTTCTTCCACTTCGTTCCGGAGACGGCGTCGGAGTTGATTCTTTCGAAGTGTGGAACAGGCTTTGCAGTAGGATTCCCACCGCTCGCCACCCTCAATTTGGTAGAAGTACTCCTCTGTCGCAGGGTACTCCGTTTCACATCCGTTGCAATACCGCTCGTTATCCGAGAGGTCGAGTGCTTGGTTCGGGTGGTGTACACCAAACTCAAACCCGTGACACTCCTTGCAACGAGATTGGAACCCGCTTTCCGTCTTGGGCGATCGGTGGAAGTATTTCACCGTCGCAGGGAGTTCACGGTGGCACTTCGCACAGAACTTGTGCCCCGGTTCACGTTCACGGACCTTGTTGATGTCCGTAACGCCGAACGACCCCCCGCGACACTCCTTACACTTCGGCTTGAAGCCATCCCGGTGTCGGTGGAAGTATTCGATGGTCCCGGGGAGTGTCCGCTCGCAACCCGTGCAGGTGATGTTCCCGTCAGCATCGGGACGTGCCATACTCTTGGTACGTGGGACAGTAACCTAGTTCTTACGGTTAGAAGAGCCCATCGGCGGCATCTTGGACTGCCTTTCTAAACCGCTTGAGTATCCGGTCGCGGTTTTTCTCTATCGCTGGCTGCAAGTACGGGTTTGCATCCATACGTGCCGTGCCGAACTCCTGGAAAGGGCGCGTATTTGATGTTAGAGCCGATGTAGCCGCGGATCTCATCCTTGACGGTCCCTTCGACCGTGCTGGCAATTGAGGCTCGGAGATTGCCCGTCTCCCCTACCGGTGCGAATTGCTTTGCGTCCCGCTCGACCCAGAGGACCGATTGCTGCATCGCCTGCTCGAGTTCGCTGTCAAGGCGCTTCTCAAACAGGGCCATCTTGCTCGCGAATGCCGCGGGCGACCGCCCGCGTTTCCACTCAATATCGATGTCGATGTCAAGATCGGTCATGGGTAGCTTACGGGTCGGGGAACAGCGATAGGTCCGCCCCCTCCTCTGCGGAGAGGCCGACCTGCCACGCCTCGATGCCGCCATCGAGGGTCGGGAGTGCCTGGCGGCCGTCGACGAGGGCGACCGTCTCGTCGCCGTCCGCACGCCGTTGCAGCACCGTCGATTGGCCCTGGCTCACGTCGGCGGCGGCCGCGTCGTCGGTCAGCGCGACCAAGTCGGCGTCCTCGGCGATGCCGCCCACCGTCTGGCGAGCGCCCGCCGCGGCCTGGGTCTCGGGCGGCCACGCCACGACGGCGATCGTGCCGTCGTGCTGGTAGCCGCCCGACCCGTCGGGGACATACAGTCGCCAGTCGTGGGTGATGGACCCGTTGAGGATGGACATCGGCGCGTGGTGAAGTCAGGAAGCGGGTGCCGTTTAGGACAGTTCAGCCGAGACGTGCGTGTTCTGATAGTTCTTCTTCGGGAATCGCTCGGAATCGGTATCGTCGCCGCTCCAGTAGACCTTCCACTCGATGGTATACTCCCCCTCGGCGTCGAGTTCGTTCGACCCGACGGCGTACGAGACCGTGCCATCGGCGGCCGTCTCGATGGTCGCCGCGGCGTTGTCGATCTCGAGGGTCCCGTCCGGAGCTGTTGCGAAAAGCGTGACGCTATCCGCGTTCGTCAGGTCGACGTCCCCCGATTCCTCGGGGCGCGTGATCGTTGCCTCTAACGGCGGGCGAATATCGCCCGCTTTTCTGTAGGTGGTGTCGAATGCCATGGTATGGTGTGGCGTCTGTCGCCGTCACTCCGTCAGGATGCCGTCAGCCACATCGAAGCCGACCGACGGGGCGGTCGCGGTCGCGAGCGTCCCCGTCGGGTCAAGCGCAACGGCCTGTTGGCCGTACGACGTTGCGTCGAAGCCCATCCCTGTCTCGCCCGCACGGGTCTCCGCCATCGGCCCGATTTCCTTCGTGCTGAGCCGGGGATACCGGAGACAGGCGAGGTGGGCCGCGACCAACTGCTCGATCGTCTCGAGGCGGCCATCGCCCACCGACGCATCCGCCGCCTCGATATCGTCCACGAACGCGGTAGCGACGTCGATGAACGGCTGAAAATCGGCGTTGGTGTTGACGTCGGCGTCTTGGTGGAAGATGTCCGCGACCGCCGCGGGCGTCGTGCGAGGCATTTATCGCCTCGCAGCGATGGCGTCGGCGACGCCGTTACGGTCCCGGCCCTCGGTTTCGGCTCGGGAGATCGCATCGAGGTGGGCGTCGTAGTCGCCCGACTCGATATCGCCGACAACATCGGCCATCGGCGTCCGGTCGACGAACGACTCGGCGTCGAAGTCGTCGGCCGCCGACTCGTATGACTCGTCTGCCTCCGACTCGTTTGTTCCCGACTCGTCTGTCTCCGGCGAGTCGGACGCGGTGTGGTCGGCCTCGTCGTCGACGGGGACGAACATCTGGTCGAACTGTGCGTAGGTGTACTCGCCGATCTCGACGACGTCGCCTTCCTCGAGGCGGCCGTGCTCGTTGTGGACGAACGAGTGGCCTCCACGATAGCGGACGCGGACCATGTATTATGTCACCTCAGGGAGAGGTCCAATATAGTATCCCGTTCTGGAGCGACTCGGTCTCCACGTTGTACTGCTGGTAGATCCGTGGGTACATCGCGCCCATCAGGAGGAAGTTATCGGCGAGCATTTCCTCCTGCTGGAGCGGCATGACGTCGGATGCGAACCCGACCTCAACGACATCCGGCGAGGGCTTGAACATCAGCATTGACTTCTCCGGCAGGGCGTCGAGTTCCCTGACGAACTGGATGCCGCTCAGGTTCTCGACGCGGTCCCGGACGGTCTGGTTGCCGTCGCCCTCGGGGTCGGCATCATCGAGTTCATCGTAGTACTCATTACCGAGATAAACACCGAACCCGGATGCGTAGTTACGGTCGTTCTTCAGCACCGACCGGGCATCGCGGAAGTCGCTCCGGATGTCCGACTCGTTGCCGGCGACCGTCCAGTCGGACGTGGTGTTCCCCGTCGCCGTCGACGGGTGGTCCGTCATCCCGTAGAGGTCGTACCCCTGGTCAGAGTCGTAGACATCGATATCGAAGTCGCTCGAATCCACGAATACCTGTTCGATGAGCTGGGATACGAGCCGGGCCGAATTGGCGGTGTTCTGCGATTCGAGCGACCCCTCCATCCGCGACCCATCGACCGGGGCATCGCGGAAGCCGACCGAAAACGGATCGTACGCGACCGGCACAGGCGAGCCGTCCTCGCCGAACGAGACGGTCGATTCCCCCGTCGCCATGTCGGGATCCATCCCGAGTTCCGCCTCGCCGTGGGTCTTCGTGATGCCCCACGTATCGAGCTTGGCGTTGATCGGGACGTCGTGGGTCCCGACGAGCTGCCGGAGATCAGAGACGAGCCGGAGTTCGTCACGGACGACGGCCGTCGTCGTGTCGTCCATGTCGACCCACGCATCCTCCGGGAGCGCAGAGTTGATGCGGTTCTGTCGGGCCGCCTGCTGGTTCACACGAACGACTCGGTCGCGCGTCGTCGTCCGGTTCTTCCGGGCGTCGAGTAATTGCGCTCGGGCGTGCGGCCCGAGGTCACTCCACACATCGTTGTTGCGTCCAAAAGATGCCATCTATCGAGTCACCTCCGCGTCGAGCAGCGAGGGAGAGCCACTCGTGTTGTTGAGCGTCTCGTCTGCCACGGCCACGACGTCTTCCTCGGTGTCCCCACCGGCCCCGTCGAACGCTCGGACCGTGCCGTCGCCATTCGAGACGAGTTGCGTCGGGTCGCCACCATCCGGCCCCGTGACGGATTCGCCGTCCGCGAGCCGAAGCGTGACGAGGTCGCCAGCGTTGCAGTTCAGGTACGGGACCGTCTCCTCGGTATCGTAGTTATCACCAGCCACCGTTCCACGGCCGCGGGCGTCCTCGATAACGAGGACGTTATCTATCGCTGCACCGTCGGTCGGGTGTGACTGGATGCCGTTCGCCGTGAGTTCGCCGAGGTCGCCAGCCGCGAGCGTGCCATCAGCGGCCGTCTCACGGCGGGAACCGTTGAACCAGCGGCGGTTTCGGAGTACGCGCCGCGACATCACTCATCGCCTCCGAGCGACTGCAGGGCACCAGCGACGGGCGTGTCGGTCTCTTCGGACTCCGAGGAGACGTCGCCCGCCTCGAAGGACGGCCCCGCCGCGACCCCCGCGTAGTTCGCCCGTTCCGACTCGCTCCCGGACGGCTCGTCAACCGTCTCGGCGAGCTGGGCGACTGCGTCGGGGGACATCCCCTCCAGCGCGTCGCGGTCGAGCGGGTACTGCTCGCTCTCGGCGACGGTCTGGATGTGCTGTTCGTTCTGCCGGGCCTCCTCGACCGTCTCGGCGAGGGCGCCCGCCTGCTCGTCGAGGGCGTCCTCAAGCGCGTCGTTGATCTCGTCCCGAACGGTCTCCGCGACGAGTCCGTCAAGGTCGATGTCCGCCAGCGGGTCGTCGGCCGCCCCGCCGTCAGTCGCCGTCTTCGTGCCGCCGTCGGTGCTCCCCTCGGTGCCGGCCGCGCCATCGGGCGTGGTCGGCTCGTCGGGGGCGTCGGTACCGCTCTCGTCGGCCTCGGCCTCGCCGGCCTCGGCCATCGAGTGGAGTCGCGCCAGACACTCGGTGCCGGCGAGGGGCTCCATGTTCTCGCGATCGAAGCCGTGGTCGGTCACGAGCGTGTCGATCTTGTCGTCGTCGTCCATTGTCGTATCTTGTGTCTCGTCAGAACCGCTGTCCGCCACGGGATTCCGCCCGCTCGTCGGATTCGATTCACCGTCGCCCGCAGTACTCTCGCCGTCCGCATCACCACCCCCACCGCGGGGATCAGCATCCGGCGTCGCCGCGATGGTCGCCTGAACCTCGGGCCCGTCCACGCCGAACAACGCGGCGACGCGACGGCCGAGCCGAGCGAACGCACTGGCCTCGGGCGGTCCCTCCTGGTCGCCACCGCCGGCGTCCGGCCCCTCTTGCCCACCACCGCCGATCAAAGGGCCGTCATCCGACGCCGCCGCCGGCTGGTGGTTCGTTCGAGCGCGCTGATTCGCCCGGCCGACGCCGCACACGCCCCCATCGACCGGGCAATTGCCGACCTGGTCGGGGAGGAGCGCGAGGTGGTCGGGTTGGATGTCCCGCTGGATGGCGTCGTACTCGGTGCCGTTGTGCCGTCCCGACGTCTCCTCAAGCGTCCCGACACCGTAGCCCGTTGAGACCTCGCCGACGCCCGTCCGCCGCACCGCCTCAATGTAGCCCCGCAGGTCGCCATCATGGGCGCCGACCTCGGCGGCCTCGATGTAGACCTGCCCCGCGAGGCGGGTGTCGTCGCTGGCCCCACGTTCGCTTCGGTTCTCGCTGCCGTTCGTCCGCTTGGCATCGCGGAACGCCCCCACGACCGTCGCCTCAACGCCCGATTCGGACAGCAGGGCGGGCGTGTCGGGCGGCGCGTCGGGGTGCCGGAGGACGAGCGGCGTGCCCTCCCAGTCCTCGAGTGGGGCCGTCAGTTCCTCACCGGGGAGGTACTCCCGGTGGAGGTCGCCGTTGATCCGATAGGCGTAGACGTCGGCCTGCTGGGCGACGACCGGCGCGACGAGGTACTCGGTACCGTCCTCGGTGACGCGCTCGAACGGGTTGGTTTCGGTGGCGGGGCTACTCGTGGCTGTGGTGGCGTTGGTTCTCGAAAGCATGGCTGTGAACCGGCCGTGGTCTAAAACCGCGAACTATCGGTCGTCGGCGAAGTCCTCAACAATCGCGTCCTTGGCGATGTCAAGCGCGAGGGTCGTGTTTGCGTTAGCTATTGTTGTTTCAATCGCCTCGGCAACAAGGACCTCCGTCCGTTCGGGCACCCCCCATGAGTCGTTCCAGCCCCACGCTGTCGGGCCATCGGGGCTATCGCTGGCGACCTGTGACCGCAAGCCGCCGTAGTCACTCTCCAATGCGAGTGTCTGATCGTCATTGAGCGTTACGTAGAGTGTCATGCGACGACCCCCATCATTAGTTCAGCGATGCGGCCCGTCCGCCGAACGTCGTTCCCATTGTTGGTAACCCGATGCTCGCCCATAATCGTGCCGTCACTGCGTGCCCCCGAGGGCAGGCCGCTCGACAGCGTGGCGTCCGGCGAGCCGACTGTCACATCGCCTACCCAGAACTCGCACGTGTCGCCGGGACGGAAGTGTGCCGTCAACTCCACCATACCAGTCCCCGGCGCTGACGAGATGGCGCCCGTCGTCGTTTCTGACGTGCCGTCGTGGACAAATCCCATCAGCTTCTCCGAATCCAGTTTGAATCCGATGGACGTTTTTCCGACCCACGGTCGATTCCCAAGCGCGAGATAGTCGGTTCGCTGGTCGTCGTTTTGCTGAATGAGGTAGTTAGCGGCCCACCACCATTCGTCGTCCCAGTCTCGTTGGGCGATTTCGTACGCATCCGCTTGCACACTGTCACTCGTGAATCGAAATCTCGTCTCTGCCGTGCTGGCGTTACCGCTATTGGCTGGTGCATCCATCGTAAGAAATGACGCGACAGCCGTTGACCCCGCGCCAGATGCTATTTCCTCAAACGCAGCACCAGGAAAATCCCCTGCCCACGAAATATGGGGGATATCTTTGAGTATGGCGTTTCGGACGGCCCATTTCTCCCACGACTTGATAGGGATGTCGTCTGTATCGACCGATTCGGCATCAACGCCGAGCTGTCGCCCTTCGACGCTCACGTATGACCGCGGATCGCCACCCACCATTTCAGTTGTTCCTCGCTTCGGCGGTCACGTCGAACTGTGCCGACCCGCCGCTCGTGTTCTCGATGTCGAAGCGCATCGTTGTCCCCGTCGCCGCCAGTTGCCACGAGCGGTCCGTCCGGCCCGTCTCGTCGAGATACCGCTGATACCGGCCCAGGCCCGACCCGCCACCCGGCGAGAACGCCGCGATGCGGAGCGTGTACTGCGCTGGCGTACTCCCCTCGGTGCCGGCATCGACGTAGAGCATCGCCGAATCGGCCCGCGTCGTGTCGATCTCGACGGTCGCTACCTCGCCATCGGCAAGCGTCTCACTCGCACTGTCGTAATCTGTTGCGGCCATAATCGGGTAGTGTCGCTGTTCGTGGTGGGAAGTGGGCGTCTCAGACGACTGGGGCAACGCTGCACACGCACCGCGGGTGTGTACGACTTGGCACGAGTTGATGTGCCTCGCGAACCGGATACGGCCCGTCGGCGGCGATGGCCTGGCAGATCGGACACGGGTCGTGGGTGAGGATTTCGACGCGCTGGACGCCCATTTCCTGATAGCGACGCCCCGCCCCAGCGTTGTGCGCTCGTAATGTTTCCGTCCTGGCGAGCGTCCGCGCTCGCGTTCGCTGAATCGTCCGCGTCTCCTGCGTCAGCCGGTCCGCGATCGTCCGCGGATTCTCCCCATCAAGGAGCCCCCGCGTCAGTTCACGTGAGAGCGTCTGGTCAAGGTCCTCGGTGATATCCTGCAACGCCTCGAAATTGCGGGTATAGAGGCGTTCGAGTTCGTCCGTATGAATCGGCCGGTCGAAAATGACATCGAGCGATGCGCCATCATCAAGCGAGACACCACGATCGCGGAGTTGCTGATTCGCCCACCGAATCCCTTCTTTAGACGACGATCTGACGTACGTCCCGCTCCAATGTTCCCCCGCCTCGATCGTGTCCTCGCCGACGACCTTGAGCACACCCTCGTCAAGCCACTCGCGGAGTTGGTTCTGAAACGCGAGTTCCTTCCCGGCGCGATTCCGAAACGGGAAGCGGTCGCGGGGCTCGATATCCTCAGCGGCGTGCTGGCGGGCCACGGCGTTCGTCCGGTTGCGCAGCCCGAGGGCGTCATGCGTATCGATCGTCTGCCGGAGGACGCCCCGGAGTTTTCGGAACCGGCGGTCGACCTCAACGCGGTACTCACGTTGAAGCCCCTGCGTGTCCGTTGGGCCGGACTCGCGGTCGACGTTGTGCCGGGGGGCGTGGTCGTGGTGGGCTGTCAAACGCATCGATGTAACCAAAATCTGTTTCGAGTCTGAGAAAGCCCTGGTAGAAACGTATTCATGTACCCACAACCAGTTACATATTCCGCTACCAGTCCTGCTCGGTGACGTATTCGACCGTCACGTCGCCCGTGTCCTCCGCGTTCGCCAGGAACACACAGATGTCGTCCCGGCGAATGCCGCGCTTGGGCGTCGACATCCCGCCCTCGATCTGGGTTCGCAACCCCGACCCCGACGACCACCAGCCCGCAAACCCGAGTTGGTAGCCCCCGGGATCGGCCGCCGATGGCCCGACCGTCCCTGTCGCGTCGGCGAACTGGTCGACGGCCGCTGTCTCCTCGATGACCGAGTTCGTCGCCGACTGCTCCGCTGGCGTGCTGAAGTCGGCGTCGGTGAGCGCGTTGCCGCCCCCATCCGCCAGATGCTCGGGCGCGAAGGCCCGGGGCATGACCCGGATATCCCCCGACCCCGAAAACTCGACGACGTCGGTCACCATGAGTTGCGTGTTGACGATGGCTCGGTCGGGGGCAACGCGGATGGCATAGACCGGGACCCACGTCCCGGTCGTCGCAACGCTCGTGGTGAACGATGCGGTCTTGCTCCGGGTCTGCGGGACGGTCGTCCCGAGGTTGGTCTGGGCGGTCGACCCCGCCGACAGCACCAAGCCGGCCGTTGACTCGCTCGCGGTGACGCTGTAGTGGACTGGCAGGTTGCCCGTCCGCGATCCGCGGGTCGCGTCGGCCGAAAACGACCCGATCTGTGGGTTTAGTTGGGTGCCATTGAGCGAGTACGAGCGCTCCCAGCGCTGGCGCGTGACATCGTACCACCCCGTCTGGAGTTTTAACCGCGCGAACGTCGTCGTCGGGGCGTGGATATCGACAGCCTCGTGGCGGTAGACGGTGGTTCCGTTGCGCTCAAGTACGAAATCCGCGGTGTCGGTCGCGTGGGCGCCCGTCTGCTCCATGTACCAGCCATCAGTGCCATCGTAGAGCCCGACGCGAATCGAATCGCCTGACTGAAGCGCCTGGGTGATCGCAAAGGCCCACGACGTTGCCAGTTCGTACTGGACGACATAGCGTGGCCGTTCGGCACTTTCGAGCGTGACCGTCTCGCCCGCCGCCGGCTGGAGCGCGTGGACGTCGGTATCGTGTGTGTACTGCGCGACGCTGTCGTATTCGGGGTAGACGCGAGCGCCGTCGACCGAGAGCCGCCACCGCTCCGGGCTATAGGGGTAGTGACTCGCCAGATCGAGCACGTTCGTCCGCGCCGACACCTGATTCTCGAACGCGTCCGTCCACTCCTCAATCGGATTCATGGTTGGGTGTCGTCGGGCGTCGCCGCAGTAGTCTCATCATCCACCGCGTCCGCGTCGGCGGCCTGGTCATCTGGGGGGCCACCACCACCATCATCATCATCAGCAGCAGCACCGTCACCTGCCCCAGCCATTTCGGCCACCGATTCGGGCGTCGCCATCTCGGAGGGTGCATCCCCGCCGTCGGCCTCGCTCCCGAGGTCGGGATTCCAGTCGAACAACGCCTCGCGGATTTCGCCGACCGATGCCGCCAGCGTCGGGTTGCCCCCCGTCGCGTCCGCGAGCGCGGTCGCCTTCGTCGCGGCGATGTCGGCGTGCTCCTGCTCGCCCGGTTCGTCCTGCGGCGGCCAGATGACCTCGTACTCGCCGGCCGCCGGCGGTGGGACAATGCCGTAGTAGACGAGGCGATTGATGAGCGGCCGGAGGACGCGCGCCTCGCAAAACCGCTCGCGGTAGTCGGCGGCGAGTTCGTGGACGAGCCGGCGGTCCTCCTGGGTGGCGCGCTCGCCCGTCTCGTTGCCCATCAGAATCGACTGCGGGATGCCGTGCCCTGCCGCGAGTGAGCGATACTTGGTTTCGAGGTGGGGCGTCGGGTCCTCCGCGGCAACGTCGAGCGTGTCGACGTCGGCGGGTGTGAAAATCGCCCGCTGGAAATTCGCGTAGTACTTCCGGATCTGCTCGTGGAGGTCTTCGCCGGCGTCGCTGAACGACCCGAGCTGGCCCTCGACCTGCGGCGGGCTGGCGACGAGGCCCTGATACGCGGTTCGCCAGTAGGCCTCCGCGCTCGCGCCCTGGATCTTCTCGATATCGTCCAGTCGATTCAGTGACTGTTCGAGGACTGAGTTGCTCCGAAGATCGTCTTCGAAGACGTTATCGACGACGTGGATGACGCGGGAGTGATGGATGCGAGATGACTGCTCGCCGTGGCCGAGGTCAACGCTGTAATACTCGGGCGTGTTGAACCGGGGGTCCGTGACGTCCTCGTAGAGGTCAAACGGCTCGTCATCGGCGCGACCCTCGTCGTAGGCGTCGACGTGCGTCAGGTCATCGAGCGAGTCGAGTGAGCTGATATCGACCGGCTCGGCAAGGGACTCGACCGACCCGTCGGCGACGTTCGCGTCATCGAGGCCGAGAAACAGCAGCGCGAACTCGCCGAGCCGCTCCATCCGCGACACCCGCCTGCACACGTCGATGACATCTCCGCGAGCAACCGATGGGCCCAGCGCCTCGAGGTCGTCGGCCGACGCCAGCGGTTCGAGACCGGTCTGGGAAAACCCGCCGGACTCGCCCTCAAGGAACTGCCCGACTGCCTGCTCAAAGGCTGATTGTCCATCCTCCGACCCGGGGTCGTTGATCTCCGGGGTTGCCCACGCCGTGTTCGGGAGTTTATCGACGAGGGCGCGCGCCTCGTCCGTCCGCTCGTAGCGAGCGCGGAAGTGCTCATATCGCGGCTCGAGGACGTAGCCGAGGGCCTCATATAAGGACCGCTCGCCGCCGTACTGGTTGGTCCATAGCGCCTCGCGGATGGTGTCACCCGAGAGGCCGGCGCGCGTCCCCAGGTGCTGGTGCTGGCTGGAGTTCGTCCGGGACGTCGCCGCAAGCGTATCGACGCGAGGGGTGAGCGACGCGAGGTTGTGCCGGGAGTCGGCCGCTGCGTCGTCGGACGCGGGCGACTGGCCGTTTTGCGAAGACATAGTCAGGGCGTGTACCAGGTGCTCGGCTGTTCGGTCTGTCGTGCCGTTCGGTCGACCCACACCGCCATCAGCGCCGCATCGAAGTGGTCGGGTGACCGGCCGAGGCGGTCACGGACGTCGTCTTTCGGCGTCGCCGAGAGGACGTCCGCACCATCACGGCCCCGAGAGGCGAGGTGTTTCTCTTCCCACGTGACCGTCCGCGCCGCGACCTTCGCCTGTTCATACAGGTCCGGATCGGCGAACGTCCCCCCGTCGGCGAGGAACTCGGCGAACAGTGCGAGTGACTCCGACCACTTGTCGTCGTACGTCGTCGCGTCGCTGGCGTTCGACCCGTTCTTGAATCGCGTGACCGTCCCGAATCGATTATTGAGGCCGTCCGCCAGACCCGACCCCTCGCCGACGGCGTCGACGGCGATATCGGGGGTCGGCCAGTCGCGAATCAGCCCGGCGAGGGCCTGTTCCTGTGCCGTGTGGTCTGCCCCCTGCTCGGCATACCAGTTCTTTAGGTGCCCGTCGTGAACCCCGAACGCCACCGTATCGTCACCACTACGGGCGACGTCGATACCGAGATGCGTCGGCGTCTCGCGCTTCGGGGCGGTCTCGGGGTCGTATGCGGACTCGACGAGGGACGGCGACAGCGGCCGGTAGACACCTGCCTCGGCCGGCGGCATCACGCCGGCGCGGCGGCGGTACCAGCGCTCGTCAAGGTCACGCCGGAATTCCGAGGTGTCGGGGTTGGACATCCGTCGTGCAGCCTCAAGCCCGGGCCACGGCTCGCGGTTATACGCCTCCCAATCCTCACGAATCGTGTTGAGGTCCGTAATCCCGGGGATCTTCTCGGCGTCCAGCTCGCCGGCGTCGACGCGCACGTTATGGGAGTCCAGCGTCGAGAACTGAATGGTGTTCCAGTCGTCGCCCTCCAGTCGCTCGTGTACCGAGTTCGACTCGTCCTTCGGCGGGTTACAGACCGCCAGCATCCGGTCGTCGCCGTCAGTGACCGACGACCGTGCCGAGTCGAAGTGCTCGTCGGAGATGTAGGCCTTGTCGGCCTCCTCAATCACGACCAAAACCTCACTGGCGTGACGGCCCTCAAGGTCGCCCGCGTCCCGGGGGGAGACCACCTTAGCGAACCAGTCGGTCGCCAGCTCCAGTGAGGGCTGCCCACTGTCGTTCGGCTCCGGAACATCCACACCGCAGGCCTCCAGCCGGCTACCAAACTGCCGGTACAGCTGCTTCATCGGGCGCCAGACCGCGTCGACGTACTGGCTGTAGGAGCCCGATGTCCCAAGGACCGTGCTGGCTTGGTGGGCGAACAGGAACGTCACCTTGGCAATCGCGACGCCGAAGCTCTTGCCCGGGCCGTTGCCCGACATGATGATGGTCCGTCGGTGTTCGGCCAGCGAGCGCAGGATGGTCCGCTGCTCGCGGGTTAGCCTGATGCCCAGCTCCTCCTCGGCGAATCGGATGTACCGGTCGGGGCCCTCTTGATAGGCTGAAAGGTCCGGTGGCGCGACCGTGCTCATGAGTAGAGGTCATCCAAACTGATGTTCACCGACTCGCCCTCGGCAATTTTGTTCCGGGCCTTGATCAGCTTTCGAACTAAGTCGATTTCCTGCTGGACGGCTTCGTTGTTCTTGTCGAGCATCCGGGCGAGCTCCCGAATCTCGTCGCCTTCGACGTCGCCCGCTGCGTCAACGACCGCACGGAAGGCATCCCAAAACGAGGTCTCCTTCTCCTTAGACGCTTCACGCAGGTGCCGCCGAAGCCGCGCCAGCCGCCAGTTGATCAACTCCTCAAGTTTTTCCTCGTCCGTGTACTCCTTAAGCGCCTCGGCTGTTCGACGGTCCTTTTCAGGCAGATGATCGCTGAACAGCCCGGTGTCAAAAGCCGAGTTATCGCTGCCCGTAAACGTGGCCGCCCCGGCGTGCAGTGAGCAGCGGCCGTCGCCTACATGGTCAGTTCCTTTTCCAGGCCACGCACGACAGTACCCGCCGAAGAGCGCTTCCCCATCAGCGTCCCGAGCGACCTCGCCGTTTTGCTTCTGCTTTTTCCGAGCCATACAAGCCGCGTCCGTTGGGTCCTGTTTTGGAACCTCAGACAGCGGCTGACCGATGTGCTTAGATTCCTCTATGTTCATGGCCCGGTTGGATGTTTGGACCGTTCATGGCCCGGTCGCGTCGGTGAACGGCCATCGCATCGCTGTTGACATCGTCGTGTCCGTGTCGTCGTCCGTCATGATTATTGTGCATCGTCGAGATGCGTCCAAGCGCCCGGGGCCGCGAGCAGCCACTCGTCGAGTTCCGGATGCGTGCTCGAGCGGTCCGGATGGTACAGCGTCAGCCGACCGTCGCGCAGCTCGGCCGCGCCGGCTTCGACGGCGTCGTCGCGGTCGGGTGGTTGCTGGCCGAGGTCGGCCGGCTGGAGCGGGATATCGTTCATCGGTGGTCGGTCAGGGGCCGACGTCCAGGTGCTTGTAGCGGACGGCGTCGGCGTCGCCCGCCGGGTGCGAGTAACAGACCGGGCAGTCCTCGCGCTCGCAGGTGTCGATGTGGCGGTCGGTCTGGCCCAATTCGGTGATGCACTCGCGGCAGTAATCGCGGTACCAACCGCGGGCGTCCTTTTCCTCAAGGTCGGCGCCGCAGCGCTCGCACTCCGACACTGTCAGAGGTCGTCTGGGTGGACGGCCTTGTCATCAACGTAGAGATCGCCCGAGCCCCTCTCGCAACGGAGGCCGTGGTACGGTAGTTGCCACTCTGTGAGGTAGGCGGCGATGCGGTTAGCCTCGTTCCACGGCCGCGCCGTCCAGATGATGAGCGTCCCGCCGGCGTGGTAGTGCTCGCGGGCTCGGTGAACGACTTCGGGGTCCGGCTCGGGGCGTTCACCCTCCCAGTACCGGAAATCGCCGGTCGTCAGCGTGTTGTCGAAGTCGACGTTGACCCGCTGTTCGCCTCGAATGAGGTGTGGTTCGTCGGTCATGTGTTTGGTCCTGTGTTCACCGAAAGCGATGTTCGAGTTCCTCTGCGGTCCGCCAAGCGGTCTCGTCGGCGATGTCGGCGATGTGGTCCTCAGTTAGTGTATTCATACCGAGTTCACCGCCCCCGTCGGGTGGTTTTTCGTCCGTGAGTCGGAGAACAGCGTCGGTGAACGACTCGTTTTCGCGTTTTGCGTCGGCCAGGGCCTCGTAGGCAGCCTCGCTAATGGTGGCGGCCGTCCGCGCCATCGCTACGCCAAACGGAGTTCGCTCCGGGCGGCGATTTGGGCGTTCGAGTAGGTGTCGACGGCCAGCAGCCGACACTTCGCCCGGAGTCGGGCCGTCGGCTCGTCGGGGGCCATGCCGTCGAAGTACGTCGCGACCGTCGCGAGCAGCTCGGGGTCGTCGGGCGGCGAGATATCGGCCCACGTGAGTTCGGGAATGCCCGGGAAGTCCCCGCAGAGCTCCTCGGCGATCGGGGCGTCCTCGATGGTCTCGGTGTACGCGTCGGCCGCCGCCTGATGGTCGTCGGGCCACGCCTCGTGTGGCTCTGGGCGGTCGGTGTCGGCGTCGGATGCGCCGATGACGCGGCGGTACTTCTCGTTCGGGGCGATCGTGATATTGACGGTCGGTGGCATCGGGTTGAGTTGGAAAGGTTGTGGGTCACTTAGCCCGTGTTTCGTAGTCGCGTGTGTCGATAGGGAACAGCCCCGTGACGCCGTCGTCGCTAACGCCGTGGGCCGTGGCGATGTCCTCGGCGTCGCTGGGGACGCACTCGCCCAGCCGCTCGAGGAACTCCCCCGCCGGTTTCGGCGAGCCAGAGACGATGATGGGCGGGCCATCCCACGGGATGCGCCCCGAGACGTGGTGGTGACCGAGGTAGGCCACGTCATATTCGACGTCCATCAGCGTCGACAGCCACTCCTTGAGCCGCGCGCTCGTCTCCGCCTGCGGCTTGCGGTCCTGACCGTGCCGGAGATGGCCCCGGAGTAGCCCGCCGCGAAGCGGGAAGTGTCGGAAGTTCCGCGCTTCCCCGACGCGGAACCGGACGTTCTGTAGCAGGCCTTCCTCTTGGAGCGCCGCGACAGTGTTGCGAAGCGATTTGTAGACGAGGAGATCGGCGTTGGCCTGCCGGCTCGTCCCGGACGCTCGCATGTCGCCGTGGTTGCCGATTTGGCCGACCACCTGCACCACCGGGAAGCGGTCGGCGAAGGCCTTGATCTGCCGGAGTAGCGGGTCGTGCAGCGTATCCACCTGCTCGTCGAGCCACGCGTCGAGGTCCTCGAACTGCCCTTCGTAGATGCCTTCGTTAGTGACGAAGTCGCCGCCCCACAGCAGGTGCGCACAGTCGTAGGTGGCGTTGTGTTTCTCGGCCAGCGCGAGGCCTTTCTCCGTCGCGTAGTCGATGATGTGCGGCACCTCGGCCGTCGAATAAACGATGGAGCCGTCGTGGGCCCGGACGCGGTCGCCGGCGTGGAGGTCCGTCAGGTGCAGCACCCAGTCCTCGTTGCCAGCCGTCGCCTCCACATCGGTCGTCGGGGCGTCCAGCGCGCGGTACTGTCGGACGAGTTCGTTGTGCCGCGTCTCCCACCAGCGGTTCGCCTTTCGCGTTCGCGTGCCGGTGTGCTCACTCGAACGGAGGGGGCGGTCACCTTCGATGGTGATGTGGTCGGCCGACTCGTCGATGTAGACTTGCCAGCCCTGCCGGCGGAGATCTCGGAGGTGCGTCGTGACGACGCTCGGGCGCTCCTCGAGGTCGTCGGCCAGCTCCGCCAGCGTCGCCCCAGTGGCGAGCTGGTGGGCGAGGTACTCCTCGCGGTCCGTCAGGTCGTCCGGCGAGGGCTCCTCGTCGGCGACGGCCACGTCGGCAAGGTCCGGCAGCGTCGAATCGCTATCCGCACTGTCTTGCGACGGGTCGTCGGCCCCGGTATTGCGCCACTGACCGTCAACAAGCTGGATGTCGATGCCCTCGTGGTCGTTGAGCCGGTTCTTCGCCGACTCTGCCCCACTCTTCGTCAGCCCGACCGCCTCGGCCCACGTCCGGAGGCTTTCTTGGGGGAGCGCCGCGAGTATCTCGCGCTGCCGGTCCGTGAGATTGGGGGGTGTCGGGGCGTCACTCATCGGTGTGGAGCCAGTCCCCGGTGTGGAGGTCGTAAATCATGGTCGCGATCTCGGTCGCCTGCGTGTCGTCGACGCCCTCGAGCTCTCGGACCTGGGCGAACACTTCGGCGGCGATGTCCTCGAGGTCCGCCTCGGCGTAGACGTAGAGGTCGCCGTCCTCGAGGGCGGCCGCGACATCGGGGCGGTCCGGGTCGGAAGCGTCCGGCAGCGAGTTCCATGTATCGTCGCCGGCCTCGGTCATCGCACGTCGGAGTCGGGCGTCCGGGCCGACTCCGCTGCCCCGTTTCCCGAGTCGTCGTCCTCGTCGTCCAGCGACCGCGAGAGATGGACATGCACGGCGATCCCCAGCGCCAGCATCAACAGGTTGGCCACGATTCCGAGTGCGATGGCGGCCTCGGAGGTGGTCTGCACGACGATCGCCGAGCTCCCGAACAGCAGCGACGTGCCGACGATCGTCATGGCGACCGAGTATTTCACCGGGCAGTCCCGCCTCGAGACGACCTGCCAGTACAGCGCGCCGGCCAGCCACAGGCCGCCGGCGATCACGCCGATGGTGTCGACGAACTCACTCTCCATTATCCGGCCCCCCGTCGTCGGGCGCCTCGAACGCGCCGGCGATGGCCCCCGAGAGCGCGCCGCGAAGCACGTCGGAACGCTTCGCGAGGATGTCGACGCCCAGCAGCGCCGACACGATGGCCGTCAGCAAGAGCTTGTCCTCGGTCTGGAGGACGATCTCTGGGTGGACGGTGTGTGCGCTGACCAAGGCCAGCAATGTCCCCAAGGCTAGCAGGCCGCCGACCCGTCGTGCCTTCTTCATCGGTCATAGTTGCTCATGTGTGAAGTTCTCGAGTTGCAGGTCGGGGTCGGTCGCGATAACCTCCTCGCGGTGGAGCCACCGGCCGGCGTTGCCCGCTTCGACTTTGAACAGTTGCGTCGGCTGGCAGTTCTCGATATGGAGCCGCTCGTCCACGACCGTCCGCGTCTCGATTGTGCCCTGGAGCGTCTCGTAGGCGACGCGCTCCGGGGGCTGCTGTGCGTTGATCGACATCGGTTGCATCTCCTCTCGTCCTGTTCGTACCGTACGTCCCGTACGGTCTGTACGGGGCGGCTACTCCGCGTCGGAGCCGAATGTGCACCGAACGCAGTCCCGCGGTCGAGCTCGTCGAGCCGCCACGGCAACGGCTGCCCGCCAGATCTCGGTTCGGAGGCCGTGATACTCAGGCTCCGAGCGGAGATAACTGACCGCTCGTCGAAGTGCGTCCGGGTTCAGCGGCACGCTCATGTCGTCAAAGCGGTCAACAAGCGGCGCGATGCGGGACATCATCGTCTGACGGGAGGGTGGGCTATCCGGGGCCATTGACGGCGGGCGGCCGCAAATCGAGCAGAACGTCCGAAGATTGTAAAGTTTGAGGGCGCCGTGGTTGTCCTCCACTTCCACGTCGAAGCCGGCGAGTCCATCACGGGCGCGCTGCAGCGGGGCCAGCTCGTCGTCGCCGGTCCCGAGCGTGTTCGGGTCGGCGTAGTCGGACTCAAATTCCGGCGTCTGCCAGAGGCGGTCGGACTCGGCGTGTTCCGGCGCGCGGACGCGAGCATGGCACCGCGAGCACACCTCCGGCGAGTCGCGGATGGCGATGGTGTACAGATCGGTCCGGTCGCGGGCGATGCGACTCGCAGTCGTAACTGTAGGGCTGGACGTGGTAGACATACGAAGGACTGTCGGGCCAACCCGTCGCGTCATCGCTGGACTCGACGACGGATTGTGTGTAGTTTGACCGGGTGGTAGGTCGGGAAGCGTTGCCGGCTATTCACGCCGCTGTATCAAAGGCCGTTATCTATCGGAATTCGGTTCCGGTATCCAGTACTCTCGTTGGCGGGCGTCCGCAACTGACCACTCCGAGGCGATCATGTCGGCGTCTTCGAGCCGGGCGACCGCATACCGGACCGTTCGCGAGGGGAGCGCCGTGTCCTCAATGAGCTCCTGCTGGGTCAGCCGGCCGTTAGTCTGCAGTATGAGGTACGTCAGTTTGCACGTCGGCGGGAGGTCCTCGCAGACCGTCTCGGGGGCGTCTCGGAGGCTGATCGTCGTCATGAGAATTTCTGAAGTGCTCCGTTGGCGGCCGCGACGACCTGCTGGGTCGCCGCCTCGCCGAGGTCGTCGGCTTCCGAAACCGTCTCGATCAGCTGCCGGAGGCGGTCGCGCGCCGACTGGTGGTGTCGGGCGTCGCCCCACTGCTCGGCGAGGGCGATGAGATGGGCTGCATCGCGGCGGACGAAGTGGTACTGGCGGTCGGTCCGGTACGATAGGATACAATTTTGGTCGATGGCTCGCTTGAGACAATAGTCGAGTTGCTCCGGGGTGAGCGAGCCGTCAGCACAGCAGACCGTTCGAAGGCCGCGCTCCGAGAACGACGGTGACAGGTCGCCTTCCGAGGTGCCGGTGTTCTTTTCGAGCGCCTGGAGAACGCGCTCGGTGCCGGCGGCGGGGTCGTGGGGCGACTCTTCGAAGAGGTCAATCTCGGTCACTAGTCGTCCTCCTGGTCGTTGTCCGCGTTTACTGAGCACTCACGGACTTCTTGTGCGACCGACTCTAGTCTGTGAGCGATCTCATTTTTATCCGCGTTAGCATGCTCAACACAGTCGAGTGCGACGTTCTCTGCGAGGTCAGCAACCGCTTCAGGAGTTGCGAGGACGGGTGGCCGCCTCACCTTTGAATGTTCAGTACCGCTAGTAGTCAATGCGGACACACCCCCGCGATGAACGCCTGTCGTTTCTCACGGCGTGTTGATAACAACTCTCCACACTCGCACTGCGGAGCATCGCCGACCTCAGCCAGCTTGGCAGCAATTTCGCCGACACGGTTCCAGCCTTCGACGAAGTCCTCGTCGTCGGTGACAGCTCGCCAGAGTTCAAGATCAAGCGCGAATCCAGGAGCAACCAACCGGTAGTTTGTTCCGTCGTTAGCGACCAGCGTCAGTTCCGGACCAAAATACGTGTCTGTCCGCTTGGCGACAGTCATCTCGCCGTACCCCTCAACCGAAATGACATCGTCGTGGCTGGCAACGAGCATCACAGTTTTCGACGCATAGTCCGACACAGGCTCTCCAGTGTGGTCGATATCGTCTGAGGGCTGCTCGCCGGTCATGCCGCCGCCCTCCCGTCGTCGGCGATAGGCTCTTGGACGATGGTCGGGCCCATCTCGACCGTTGACGACTCCTCGGGCCGGGCGACGCCGGCGAGGCGGGCCGCCAGCGCCAGCCACGGGCCCAGCTCGTGGTCGGCCTCGAGCAACCGCCACGGATCCGGCGGCCAGTGCAACACGCTCCCGACAGGGTCGTCGGGGTCGCCGTACCGGCCGGGCGGCAGCGCCGTCGCGACGATTAAGTCAAGTGTCTCGGGGAGTGCCGCCCTGACCGACGCCGGGAGCCGGGGGTCGCGTCGCTCCTTGCGGCTGTTGTACGCGACGGCCAGCCGCCAGCCGTCGGCATCGACATCGACAATGTCCAGCGCTTGGAGGAACTCGCGATTGTTGCGGACAGACTGCGTCGAGACGCCGGCCCGATCAGCAAGCTCGCGCTGGGAGATGCGGCCGATCTGGCCGTCCAGTTCAAGGAGCGCGGCGAGGACGGCGCCGACCGTCCGGGGCAGCTCGGGGACCAGCGCCTCGGCGTCGACGCCTCGAAGGATCTGCCGAACCTCGTCGGGGCGGAGGTCTCGTGGTTCGCCGCGCTGGAGTTGGCGCATCACGGCCTCAGCTATGGCTTTCGGCGACGGACAGAACCCATACAGCAGATCCGTCGCCGCCTCGGTCGGATGCAAATGCTTGTGCTGGAGGCCACGCCCGAGGACCCCCCGATAGACGTCCCGACCGGCCCGCTTGACGGCCATCCGAACGACGAATGCCTCGGGATCCTCAACGAGTTCGCCGGGCTGCCGGAGCCATGATGTCAGCGGGTCCCGGAGCCGGTCGACGTCGGGGCCCGTGATGACGGTCCCGCCGATGACGTGGCCGACCGGGTCGACGGCGTCAACGGTCGGGGAGAGGTGCGGCTCGCCGGCGTCGGTCTCGAACAGCTGGCGATAGACCGCAAACGACCCGTACCGCGACTGGATGGCGCTGCTGATGCCGACCGTCTTCGCGATTGCCTGGAGCTTCCTGTCCTCGAGGCCCTCGGCGAGCCGGATGCGGCGGTGGACGGAGCACCCGACGGTGTCAAACAGGTGAACCAGCGACCCAGCCAGGCCGTGGGCATCCTGCATGATGTCGGCTCGGTGCCGGTCTCGGTCGTCGTATTCCTCGCAGTGGTGGTCTCGGGTCATCTCCGCAATTTCCCTACCGGCGTCGACGAGGTCCTCGCGGAGTCGGTCGGGATCCGCCAGCGCCTCGTCAGACAGGTACCCGATGTTCCGAGCGCCCCGCAGCCACTCGTGGTCCTCGTCGATAGCCTCAAGACGGTCATCGGGAAGCGCTCGCTCCAGCAGCGGCGCCGACGCTAACGCCACAGCAAGACTCACTATGTACTGGAGGCCCCCAGCGACGCCGACACTAACCAAGACCTCATCGCGGTTCGCGTCGTAGGAAATGCGCCGCTCCCGCCGCGCTTCGCCATCCGCATCGGCTGCAGTGACCGTCTTGACCAGCTGCACCTCTCCAGCTGACGCAGCGCCGCCGACGAGACACTGTTCGGCCCGGCCGCACCAGGCGGTTCGGTACGGCAGTCCCCGTCCATCCCCCCCTCCCGTGCTTGCGCGGGATAACACGGCCTGTGGGTGGCTTTTTGGGGGGTCGCTAACGCTCTCCTCAAGCGACTGCTGGCGGCCGATATCGGCGTCCAGCACCTCGAGGAACTCGTCGCCCGCCTCGAGGATCTCGACGCGGCGGTCCTGGTCGGGCCCGAAGCGCTCGACGAGGCCGACCGCGGCGAGCCGGTTGAAACACTGGCGCACGCGGCTCTCGTCGACGGTCGCCGCAGCGTAGGCCTCGCCGAAGGTCTGGCTGCCGGACGGACACGCGGCGAGTCGGCGGAGGATAGCGACCGGGCGGCCGTCGGGATCGAGCGCGTCGCAGGCCTCGGCGACAGCCGCCTCGGTCGGCGGCGCGTCGGGGGGAGTAATCGACCACTCGCTAACGCGGGGCAGCGTCTCGCGGTGGGTCTGGCAGACCCACCGGCCGGTCACTTGCGGTGCGACCAGTCGGACGTTGAAATGCTGGGCGAGGTGGACGACCAGCTCCAGAACGGCCTTGCGCTGCTGGCGCGGCCGGTCCCGAAAGCTGTCGTCGACGCGGACGGCAATGGTCGGGACCGGGTCTTCAACGGCCTCCAGCAGGTTGATGACCGGTGAAATGTCGTCGAGACTGGAGTGGCCGTGGCCGAGGCCGGGCAGCAGCCGGCCGATGAGATGGAGTGCGGCGGCCTTATCGCCACGGGCGACGTCACGAATCCACGACCAGAGCCAGTACGGGACATCGCGCTCCTCAAGGGCGTCGAACAGTTCGGGGACCGTCCGCCCGCTCGCGAAAGCCCGTGCCGCCCGTGCGAACGTGTCTCGAACACGGTCGTCGTCAAACAGCGCCGTCCAGAACTGACTCGGCGGCTGGTCGGCCGCGACGTCGACCGCCGACAGCGGGGGCTGGTCGGTCGCGGTGAGGGTGGCCCCGGTATCGATGCCAATCTCGTCGGTCATCGGGCACCACCCCCACGAACGGCGGGCTGTCGAGACTGCTGGGTCGTCGAGTGGGCGAGCATGGGGTCTCGGACGTGAGACCAGCTATACCTACCCCAGCGGTGACCGCGGCCGTCGCGGCGAATCGCGGACCCACGGCTACCGCTGGGCGTTAGGCTTATACCAACCCGGCGAGAAGCAGGGAACACGTGTGAGTTCTGAGGGGGCCGCCACGCCCCCGCCTGCCACTCAGCCGGTGAGCAGCTGCTGGGTTCTCCTATCCTGTTGCATTTCGAGTCGAAACGGAACCCTATATATTCTGCGGCGCTCGCGGCCTGAAGGGGGCGCGACTGGGCATCCGTGTCAGACAGACGGCTGACACTCATGGTCCGACCTCGAACTGATAGGCGTTGGCCATCGGCTCGCGCTGCTCCGTGTCGGGCGTGGCGGCATCTCGAAGCTCGGCGTACGTGTTACCGCAGCACGCCGACGCAAGGCGGCCGGTAGTCACGCGCTGGGCGTCGACGATGCCGTCGCACTCCGAATTCGGGCAGGCAACCTCGCGCGGGTCGGCGCCCTCAAGGGCGGCTTTGGCGGTCCGGTCGGCCAGCGCCTCGGCAACGCGCAGGGTCACGGCGACCCTCCGCCGCTGGACTCGTTGTCCGGCGCTACCGACTGGTTTTCTTCTGGGTGATACCCCCAGTAATACTCAACATGTTCGTCGCAAGCGCGTCTCAACCCCAGTGTTGCATGACGGTCGATGTAATGGATATCCCAGTCTGCAGTCTCCCGGCACCCGCCGTGATTGCATTCTTTCGTTCCTGAATGTCGTTCTACGGCATTCGGGCTGAATCGTTCAGTGCCGGTCACGAGTCGGTCACTTCCATAAGACGGTCTTCGGCCATCTCCAGCGCCACCAGTGCCTTCAGCACATCTCCTTTCGCCGTCTGAATCTCCTGTTCGGCGCAGGGCATATCGTGCATCCACGAAGCCGCCGACTCCGACTCGTGCTGTGCGACCGACCACAGTTGGTCAACGGATGGCGGGCCTTCTCCTTCGAACGCCTCTAACTCTGAGCGAATTTGACTTTTCCAGCCCGTATATCGCTCAGTCCCGCCCGTGTCGGTACCGCCGTCAGTCACCGTCGATCACCGCCTCGGCAGCCTCGCGTCCGAACTGCTCGTCGCACTCCGTGTCGGGCAGCGAGCACGTGTAGGTCTCGCCGGACTCGACACACCGAATCCCCTGGTGGCCGCACGGCGTCAAGTCGGGCGGCTCAATCGTGTCGACAACCCAGGCGTGCACGTCGGGGGTCGTCCGCCACAGATGGCCGCTCTGGCTGTTGTACTCGGCTCGCTCGATAATGCTGTGTCTCGTTGCCACGTGCGTGAGCGAGTGATTCCAGTGGGGCTGATCCAACAGTTCTTGCAGCCGGAAGGTTTCATCGGGCGCTGGCAGCTCGAGCGCGGCGGCGGGATGATACCGCAGGACGCCGCGAACCCGCTGGGGGGGCGTGCCGTAGTCTTGCTCGTGGTAGTCCGCTTGGATCGTGCCCATCAGTAGCCGCCTCCCTGCTGGGCCCCAGCTCCGACGCCGTCGTTCGTCCCGAACGGCCGCGGCTTGCCGCAGGCCTGACACTTCCAGGCGCACTCGACGGCGGCGCCACAGACCGGACAGTCGACGCCGCTCATGTGTTGTCCCTCCTGGAGCCGCCCTCGTCGGGGGCGTCACTGAGCCTGTTGTAGACGCCAGCGACCATCGCCTGTGTCCGCGCGCGGTCCGGCTCGCAGTCCAGCCGCTCGGCGAGGTCGTGCACCGACGCAACATCGGCCTGCGTGGCGAGGTCGGCGATTGACGCAGCCTCGTCGGCCGCTTCCCCGCCTTCGGGCGTCGCGCTGGACTCTCCGTCGCTCCGTTCGGCGTCGCCCTCGGCATCAGAGGCAGGCGTCTCGACGCCGGCTGCTGCGAGCAGTGGCGAGCAGTCAGCGACCGCCTGCCCATCCCGTCGCTCAAGCCTGCAATAGTGCGTGTCTGCCAGCGCGCCCGGGGCCAGTCCTAACGTCCGGAACGGGGCCCGAAGCTGGGCCTTCGCGCCGGCTGACTGCTGTCGCGTGAGCGAGTACGCCCCGTCAGCGTCGGCCTCGGCCGGCGCCAGCGCCAACACCGAGCGCGCCGGGTCGACATCAACGGTGACCGCGTCGGCCTCAGCAAAGAACGCTCGGTCAGCGACAGCGTTAATCCACACTTGCCAGTCGGCGTAGACGCTGAGCAGCGGCTCCGCAGATTTGCCCCGAATCGAATGGATGGGTTGCCACCCCATCGTCAGGCCCTCCGGTAGGAGCGGGCCCGCGCCCGCTGCATCTGTAGGTCAATGTCGCTGTCGCCGTCGACCGAGTCGGCGGCGGCGAACTGCTTGGCGATGTGGTCGTCGTGGAGACCCAACGTGGCGCCCCACTGGGCGACCCAGGTCGGGATGCCCTGCGACGGGACGTCTACGACAACGGGCTCCGCGCCGCCCTCGTCGTAGCGCTGGTAGTCGGTCTCGACGCCGTCCGGAACGGCCTGCCCGCCCCGGACAATAAGGGGCTCGTCGCGGGCCAGTTCGACGCAGACGGCGCCGTCGGTACCGCTGACGGCCATGAGGTAATCCGAGGCTGCGGGTTTGGCCGGGTCGCCGACGGCCTCGCGGTACACCCGCTTCAGCGCCGAGTGGACGTTGCCCGGGTTCTTCGTGGCGCCGGCGGCCTCCAGCGCGCCGCCGACGCTATCGTGGCTGTGGAACGTGACCTCAGACATCTCCGTGTTCACCTCCCCCAGACTGCTTGTTCCCCGCAGCGATGGAACGCTCTGTTTCCTCTCGGGTTTCCGAGTTGTTCACTCGAGCATTTTCATCAGATTCCTCGAACGTGTCTATAACTCGATTACAGACGGTGCAACGCCAAGCGTCGCTCGCGGGATAGGTGAGTTCGACAGGGTGGCCGCACTCTTTAGCGTCTCCAGTCATTGCGAATCGTCTCCTTGTCGGTCGCTTCCCGCCGGCGCTGACCCGTGCATCCAGTCAGGTATATCGTCTGAAATGAGAACGCCAACGTCGAACTCCCGTCCGTTTACCGTCACAGACCCGCTATATGGGTCAACTTTCACCATCCAGTCAGTATCCATACCGCCACGCCACTCTACCAACACGGGTTCGCCGGTCCGGTCAATATCGTCTGCGTAGCTATTGGTATTATTCTCCGACATTATCCATGCACCTCCCCGAGTGCTCGAGCAGTCATCTCGCCGTCGACGGCGATGTAATTGCGTGCGGTTGACAAGTCCTCCCAGCCAAACATCGATTGGAGCGGCCCCGCATCAAGGCCGCGGCCAGCGTGATATGATGCCGCAGTCGCGCGGAGTCCGTGCAGCGTCGTTGATTCCCTGTTGAGATCTGGCGCAGCATCGAGCGACTCGTTCAACCGCCGTTGAAGCGTCGAAAACGAGTGCGGGAAGCCATCAAACTCTTTGAGCAGCATCTCGATGGCGACTCCGACCCGCTGCGAGAAGCGGTACGGAACGTCACGGACTGCCGCGTCAGTTTTCGGGTTCCAATAGTCCTCAAGGACATCCTCAAACACCTTGCTTTCGTCGTGTTTGAGTTGCTGCTTCACCGCCTGCTTGCAGTACCCACAGGGACCGCCGTCGCGGCCTTTCGTGCAGGGGTCGTGTCCGGGAATGTGGATCATCTCTCTGCGGCGGTTGACCCAGTCCGATGAGAGGTGGACAACCTCGCCAGGGCGCATCCCCAACCGTCCGCCGATGAGGATGGCGGCGCGGGCTTGGAGCTGATCGATCGGATCGTTGAGTGACCCTGCACCGATAAGCAGACGCTCGAACTCGCGCTCGGTCAGCGACTTCTCTCGTGTCAGTCGCCTCATGCGTCCCCTCCCGAATAGCAGTAATCAACGAGCCGTGCGTCTGTCAGATCGCCGGCCCACGTAGTCCAGCAACTCTCGCAGTGATAATAGCCCGCAGGCAACTCCAGCAGGCCGGTCGTGCCACCGCAGACCGGACACTCGTCGGCGGCTGCGAGGTCAACGCTGTCAACCGATGCCGGGGCTTCGGTGCCGATGCGATTGGTGACTATCTCACGCTTAGTCCCGTCCTCAGACATCACGAATCGCCTCCGTTGCTGTCGATCCTCGTGCTCGTCGTATCGCGCGTTTTACTGTCTTTGGACCCGGAGGCAATGGCTCGATAGAGTGAACGCCACCCTTCTTTCAGAACCGCTGGTTGAGGAGTTGAATTGTATACGCCATCCGAGACGCTAAACTCAATATCTTCGTCCCACCCGAGGCGGTCGGCGATGTGGTTGCAGTAGTCCATTGCAGTCTTTTGTTCTGCTCCGTGGCTTGAGCCCCGCTTTGCCTCAACCGAGCCGAGAGCGACGACAGCGGCCTGTAGGTTCCGGATGGTGACTTCGGAGACGTTGAACTCCTGAGACACTTCCTGCTGCGTCTTCGGCGTGATTACGTACTCGATAGTGGCCTTGATTCCGGTCGGGGACTTGCCCTGCGCAGTGAGCGCGTCAAAGGCGTCGTGCCATTCCTCGGGAAGTTCCTCCTTGTGCTCCGCAAACAGCCCGCTGTCGGGTTGATCACCTCCGTCCTCGACGGTACCGCCGTCGGTCATTAGGTCGTGATGGTCCGCAACGCCGTGCTCGCGGGTGAGCAGATACGTCGGTTTAACACCAGTTACAGACCAGCCGGCCGGCTCGAAGATGGCGAGCAGGTCGTCGGCGTGGACCCACTCTTCGGTGGTCCATGTCCCGTCCGCAACCTTATAGTAGACCGCTCCGGTGGTCGTCTCTTCAAAGACACCGAGGACGTGGGCGAGACACCGACCCTCGGACCGAGCACAGCACGGCCTGGCGTGGGGGTCGCGCGTGTCGTAGAGGACAGCCCCGCGACCGACCAGCCCCCCACGTTCCGTGATGGGGTCGCTGCAGCGCGATGGGTGCTCGGTCTCGCCCGCGGAGTGACCGTCACTCATCGTCCGAGCCCTCCGTTGGGCTGTCGATCTCCGGCTCTACATACCGCGTCCAGACGTCGTCTTCAAGTTCATCGCGGTCCATGGCCGGCATCTCGAATTGCGGACTCAGCAACTCGAGGATGGTCGATGCGAGTTCAACTGCTTCCCCCAGACCATGCACACCGACAGTGTCGCCTTCTACGTCGTCCTCTGGCGGGTAGTATTCCTGCAGCAAGATCATCGGTGGCTCGTCGATTCGAGATAGATCGATCAGTGTGACGTCAACGCCGGCGGTCGACTCTGTAACAGGGACGCCCCGCACAGTCGTATGCGGATATTTCTTCCAGTACTCCTCATCATGTTCAGTATCGCCCGCGGACTGCTCATTCATTGGCCGCCACCCCTTTCGAATCGAGGACACACCCGAAACAGGGCAGTTCGTCGCTGACCGCCTCGCCAGGGCAGCCGACGGTGCCGTTGGGGCACGCGTCGGACTGGTCGCCGACGCCGGCGTACTGCTGGACGCTCTCGACCACCCAACGGCGACACATTAGGCCTCCCCCCGCATCTCCTCGAGATACTCGAGCTTTTCGAGGCCGTTTTCGAATTCCGTCCGCAGCGTCTCAATGTCGGCCTCGCCGACGGCCGCCAGGTTCAGCGCGTCCTGGATCTTTTGGACAGCCTCCTCAGACATCGGCCTGCCCTCCCGACGCTTCGACGCCGCCCGTCTCACCGAGCGTGGTCTGGTGGGTCTCGGCGGCTGCCTCGACATCCGAATAGCTGTAGGGGATGACATGGTCGGCAAGCCAGCGGCCGAACTGCGCCTCGGTAAAGCGGGTGTAGAGCGCCACATACCCGGACTCGTAGATGACGCCGCGGACGATATCACCCGACCAGTCGTAGCGGAAGCCGACCCCCGAGATGTATTCGGCGTCCCGCTCCAGCTGGTCAAGGTCGGCGTCGCGGTGGAAGTCCGCGCCGGCGCGGGTGGTCTCGTCGCCCACCGTCACGGAGTAGCTGACACCCCACACCTCGGGCGCGGACTCCGCGAGGAAGTCGTCGATCCACGCCTCCAGGTCCAGCATCATCTCGTGCGCGCTGACGCTGTGCTGCGTGCGCAGCCACTCCTCAACAAACCACTCGCCGTCCGACGACGAGATGCCGGCCCAGCCGCCCTCAAGATCGGCGTAGAAGTCGACCAGGGCCTTCCGGCTGACCTCCATCTCCGTGGTTTCGATACCGGAACTCGTCGGCATCGGAAGCGTGCGCTCGTCGTTAATGAGGGCGGCGGCCCGACCGTGGCTCAACTGGAGCCCGTCAAGGTACGCCGTTGCGTGGGCCTCGACCGCCGGGAAGTGGTTGTCAAGCTTCGACTCGACGCGGTCGCCGTCCGGCGACCCCTCGAGCGCGTACAGCAGCGCCGCCTGCATCACTCGTCACCTCCTTCGATTTCGATTTCGATCTCGGTCTTTGTCGAAACCTCGGTCAGAAACGCGATTGCACAGCCGGTCGCCTCCAGCGCCTCCTCAGTCTCGGTCAACGCCCGAGTGCTGTTCGCGCCCTCCATTGCGGCCAGCCGGTCGCGCAGCTCGCGAAGGCTGGTGCGCGCCTCGCGAGCAACAGCAGTTGGCGTCGAAGTCGATGCGCCTGGCTCGATGGGCCCACCGGTGGGCCGCGAGCCGTCGTCGGTGCTCTTTTGTCCGGTCGGGTCCTCGTCCCGACCGGACGGCGTGTCTGCGTTCATCATGGTTCAGCGGACGGCGTATCTGTGGTCATCGTGGTTCAGCGGACAGCGTCTCCGTGTTTATCGCGGGTGACCCCGGTCCGCGTGCGCGGCCGTCGTCCGAGCCCGACCCGGGCGTCTGGATTTTGGTAGGTTCGGGGCCCGGGTCGCGCTGCTGCAGGGCAGTAAGCGAGCTGTACGCCTGAGTGCCGACCGGCGGAGTCGAACCGCCGCACGCGCGGCCGCTGTCGATGACAGCGCCGGGGTGCGTGCCGCCCGGGTCGGCCGGACCACCGCGACGGCCGCCCCCGAATGTGGGAACCGATCTGACCTGTTCGAGAGCTGCCACGCTGGCGAGGCGGGTGCGTCCGGCAACGGGACCGACTCCCGCGCCTGCGATGGATGGTTGACGAGCGATACAGGAGTGGGGCTGGGCGGCCCCGACGACGGCGGCCCGCGGCCCCGTATGGAGCGTACGGGACGGCCGTCGCGATGGTCCAAAGACCGCGCGGGGAGTCGAACCCCGTTTGTAGGTGGCCCGCCGCCTGCAGGTGACGTCCCCCTTTCGGTAGGGTCGCCCCATAGCGGTCGCCACGCGGCCGGACGGTCCGCGAGGGTTTCGCGGTCGTCCAAGCGGTCCCCCCGAGAGTCGAACTCGGACGGCCCCAGCCAGCCGGGCCAGCGTGCCGACCGCCTCGACGGCCAGCTGTCAGTGGACGAAACGAACGATGCCGGCAGCCGCTCGCAGATGCCGGGGTGGGGAAGGGGGACACCGGCATCGCGAGCGGCACGAGCGCTCCAAATCTTCGATAGGAACGTGGGCCACGACGGTGTCTTGCGACGCCGTCGCTTGGGCGATACACGGCTGGGGAGTCGGGACCAGGACGGACGCCCGGCCGCGCCGGGGCCAGCTTGTGTGCCAACCCGGGCTGCGCCCGGGCGTCCGGAGACCGCCGCTCGCGACTCGAACGCGAGTAACGCACCTGCCGGCGGCAGCGCTTGCGCGCGTCGGTAACCCGGGTCTAGCGGCTCAGTGGCCGCAGCATCGGGCAAATAACAATGTGGTCGTGTGCGGTATGTGTGCATGCGTTTGTGCGTTTGCGTTGTGCGTTTGTTGGTCAGCGGTTTTCTGGGTGAGCTGAGGCCTCTCCCGGAAGTTCATATCTCAGTGTGGGTTCAACTCGCCAGTGTGCGCTACCGCGCGCCGGGCGACGTCGCCCACCGTGTCATCGTCACTCGCGTAGAGCGTGAGTATGTAGGTCATGCTTCGGAAAGGTCTGTTTTAAGCAGATGTTCTGGGAGGTCCTCGGTGTCCTCCTGAATTAATTGGCGGATGTACTCGCTGTTGGAGCAGTTTCGCAGCCCGGCTCCCGCCCCGAGACGCCGCTTTAGCTTCTCGGAGCAGCGGAACTGGACGTAGTGCTCCTTGTCACCGGTCATGTATTACAACACTTACGCGCAGTACACTTATTAGTTTCCCCCGTGGTGCTACTTCGCTGTGGTGTATGACGGTAGTTGATGGTAATAAAACCCGTACGGGTGCCGTAATATTGAAATGTAGTGAAACTCAATACAAAAGTAGGTAGAGCAACTATGTCCGCAACGACGATGGCAACCACGCTTTCCGTCCGCCTTAACGACGATCTTGAGGAGGTTTTCAATGAATACCGTAACCAGTACAAGTACGAACCCGACAAATCGGCTATTGTTCGCGAGGCGCTTGAGGAATATCTTGAACGCGAGATGGGCGAGACTATCGGGGAGTAACGCTGTTGGGGTGGGGTAATGCCGTTCAGGAGCTGCTGGACGAGAGAAATCCGATGACGATGCCGGCTGATTGACGCCTGGCGGCACCCGCTTGCACCCACCCGACTGCCGACCACTTGACTGCTGTTACGTACTTGCAGGCGAGAAAGCCCCGCCGTTGAGGGCGGGGATGAATCGCCGTCATCAGTTGAAAACGCCCAAATCGGCAGGCTTAGGTGCCCTCGGAACGTACCAGTATTTATCCGACGCGGCACGTCCGCGCCCATATCGGGACAATCGGACAAACTCGGAGTCCCCGACCGAAGCCCGCTGGTACCCCATCGGGATACGTCGGGTACCGACGCAAAATACCCAGGTACCTCCGAATCCGTCGACGCACGTCCGAAGCCCCGAGGAAACGACGGGAACGGACGTGCCGAGGATAGGAGTAACGGCCACTTGGCATGGCCCGCACCTCGTCGGTGTGCGAACCTGAAACTCCCAACGCAGCCGCTTGCGGTGTGGCTCCGGCGGTGGGAATCCTCGCCCTGAAGGGCGGGGAGGATGTCAATACAACTCATTCTAAGCACAACCCACCAGTCCCTGCCGGTGGCCTAAAGATGAACTCTCACGGCCACCGTCGCCGGAGGCCGCATCCGTGTGGATTTGACTGTGCAACAATGCCACAAGCGGTGATTTAACCACCGCCGAATCCAACACCCGGACATGTCCGACCCCTACGACCGCGAGGATGAGAATCTCGAAGTCCACGTCACGGTCCCCCGTCATCTCGCCGAACGGCTGGCCGACCACTACCCCTCGGCGCTGTCGCTGAGCGAGGGGATCCGCATGGCCGTTGACGATGCCGTTGAGAGCCGCGAGCGAAAAATCACCAGCAAGGACATCACGGAGGCCACAGTCGACGCGCTCGAGGCGGGCTCGATTGAGGTGGAGGTCAGCGACGACACTGATTGACGCTGCGGTCACCGAAACACCACCCGCGACCAGGGAATCTCCTCGCCGGTCTTCGTATCGAGTAGTGTCCAGTACTCCGGGCCGTCGCCCGGATTTGATTGACTGGCGCAGGACGTGCAATAAATGTGGTTATTCGTCGGCGACCAGCGCGTGTGATTGTTCGGGCACCGATATCGCCACCGGTCGGCTTCTGATTCGCGGTTGATGATGACACGATTTCTGGCGTCGGCCTCGGCGCTCCCGTCTGACTGGAGAGTGTGCCCCATCATATGAGACCAAACGAGGAGAGGATGGCTTGTAAACGAAATTACCCGCCGAAGCGAAAGTGAACACGCGAAAACCGCTTACATGCGCGCCTGTCGGGCGGATTCTGTCGGTGAACGTAGAACTTAACCAACAGCGTGGCGTTTGCGACCGCGTCTGTTGGTTAATACTTCCTGGGATTGAATCCCGGCGTTGTGTCAATCAGACCCTCACTACTTTACCAACTGCACCTCACGCTTGCCCATGGGTCGGTTTGATCGACTACCGGGGATTGACGAATCGCACTCACGACGACGCAACGTCGTCATCGGCACCGCCTACGCCCTTGCGGGGTGTGTCGGAGTGAGCGCACTCGCTGGTGATCCGGAGGACGATACTGACGCGGATGCAACCGGTAACGGCAACGGCAACGGCAACGGCAACGGGGATGCTGGCGGCGGTACCGAGACGCAACCCGACGCCCCGACAGAGGACCCGACGGACCCCGAGACAGAGACCGAGACAGAGACCGAGACAGAAACGGAAGAATCGACGCCCGAGTCGCCCGACCCGGTTGGCGAGATGAGCGCCGTCTCGAACAACACCGGGTGGCTGGAGGATTCGACGA